AAATAAAAATACACAATTATGATAAAAGCAATTTTCATAGGATATGATATTGGAATTAAAATGAATGAATTAAACAATGAATTAAAAAATTGTAAAAATATAATTGATAAAATAACAAATAATGACGGTTCAACAATTTTAATTGTTGATACTGTCACAAGAAAAGAAAAATTAGAAAAATTAAATGAATTATAATATTAAAAAGGAACTTCTGATAATAGTATATAAAATAAATGTATCAGGATTAACAAGACAGAATACAGAAGAAATGATGCAAAATTGTATTGAATCTGGAAATTTATCATCTGATGAAGAATTAAAAGAAAATTATACTATACGTGAGCTATATTTACCTATACATATAGGAGATAGCAACATTGAAGTTATTTATCCAATAGCAGGAAATTCATTACCATTAGAATCATATAATACAATAAAGGAAATAAATAAATTATTAAAAGAAGATAATTTTAATGACATTAAGCCATGTTGGAATAGATTATTAAGAGAGTTAAAATTACGAATATTAGAGGATAAAGATGAATAAACAAATAATAAAATGGAGTGGATCCAAAAGGTCACAATCAGATAGTATTTGTAACAAAATTCCAAACAAATCATTTGAAACATATTATGAACCATTTTGCGGTTCATCATCTGTTTTAATTGAATTGTTAAATAGAGATGACAAATCTAAATTTAATAAATTTCAATGTTCTGATTTAAACTCTGATTTAATTAATCTATGGAACATCATAAAAGATAATCCAATAGAATTAATGAAAGGATATACCGAATTATGGACAGAGTTCAATTCATCTGATATTAAACATAGAAAAGAATTTTTTAAATTAATAAGAAGCAGATACAATTTAAATCATAATCCTATTGATTTCATGTTCATAATGAGAACAACTACTAATGGAATGCCAAGGTATAACAACAGTGGAAATTTTAATAATTCTTGTCACTTTTCAAGACCAGGTATAAATCCTAATTCATTTTATGATATTATATTAAATGCTTCAGATTTATTGAATGATAATAATGTAGAATTTAATCATTGTTCATTTGATGAATATAATAACACAAATAAAAATGATTTTTTTTATTTAGATCCACCTTATAATGCAACAAAAGGTATGTATTTTGGAAATTTTGACACTAATGGATTTTTCAATTGGATAAATAACAATGAATTTACCTATATTTTATCGTATAATGGCAAGATTGAAGATGGTACTGATTCAACAATAGAAATTCCTATACATTATAAGAATCATGAATATTTAAAATCAGGAAATTCATCTTTCAGAAGAGTAACAGGTAGTAGCAATGATTCAATGATTTATGAATCATTATATATGAATTTTTAAAATAACAAATAATAAAATGAACAAAGCAGATAAATATTACATAGAAAATTTAAATAGAATCAAAACTGAAGGATGTTTTGATGAAAATCCAAGACCAAGATATAAAGATGGAACTGAGGCATATACAAAATTCATAACTCAAGTGTTTGAGGAATATGATATTTCAAAAGGTGAGTTTCCAATTCCAACACTGAGAAATACAGCGATAAAAACTGGAACAAAAGAAATATTTTGGATATATCAAAAACAAACAAACTCATTAGATGTAGCACATGATCTTGGAATAACATGGTGGGATGATTGGAATATTGGAGATAATTCAATAGGGCAAAGATACGGTGCAACAGTTAAGAAATATGACTTGATGAATAAGCTATTATATGGTTTAGAAACAAATCCTTTTGGACGAAGACACTTAATTGAATTATATCAATATTCAGACATGGATGAAACAAAAGGATTAGATCCCTGTGCTCATCTAACAGAATGGTCAGTTAGAAAAATAGATGACATTTTTTATTTGGATATGACATTGACACAAAGGTCAAATGACTATATAACAGCAGGGTACATAAATAAAATTCAATATGTTGCACTACAGATGATGGTTGCTGGACATCTTGGATATAAAGTTGGTAAATTTTGTCATTTAACACAAAATCTTCATGTATATGATAGACATTTTGATGCATTAGAGGAATTATTACTACGAACTCCATTAGATGTTCAACCACAATTAATATTAAAAGAAAATAAGAATTTTTATGATTACACTATTAATGATTTTGAAATTATAGGAATAGAAGGAATAGAGAAAATTAAATCTCCGTTGGAGTTGGCTATTTAAAAAAAAGTTCAGAGAAATCTGAACTTTTTTTATATATTAAATTTTTTAGCAGTTAAAGCAGTTAATAAACCTTGTTCTTTAAGATATTCAATTATTTTTTTTGATGTATCATATTTACTATTATTTGATATTTCAACATCACCATCACCGTATTCTACAGATTGAGTATATACGTTGTTATCAATAATATTATATATTATACTCACTAATTCATCTATTTGTTTATCGAATTCAAATTCTTCATTAAATCTTTCTATTTTCATAAGCTAAATTTATTTGTGTCTTTTTCTAATTTATATTTTTCTGTATCTCTCACAAAAAGATTAATATCATCATACTCATCTTTTTTAATAAATTTAGACGTTTTATAAAAATTACCTTTAATTGAAACAATAAGTTCATGATAATCTCTAAGTGAATCATAATAAAGATCATCAACTTTTAATACATCATATAATTTATATCTATTTCTAAAAATATCATTCAATTTAATATATTCGCTAACCTTATAAAGTAATATTATACGCTGTTTTTTAAGATCATTTTCAAATTCTTTATATGTATCAAAATCTAATACTTTCATATTAAATATTAAATTTATTTGAATTTCTAATATGTTCCAAATCACCTAATACAACAGGATCATATTTCATATTTACAACATATTCTATAGCATTTTTAAAAAATTCTTCTTTAAATTTTTTAATAAAAGGTTCAGGATTTTCCATATAGTAAATATCTCTTGTTTTATTACCCTCAAATACTACTGAATAATCATTTGATTCCTTACCTTCCACTTTAAATTTAATAACATATATAGGATAATTATATCTACTAACAGAAATGTCAGACCAATTTTCATTTAGAACTTCATCTACATTTTCATTCCAATATATAACTGATGATTTTCTCTGAAAACTTTCATTTACATTAAAATTATCATTTATAAAATCTAAATATTTGTTTATCATAAAATTTGAATATCATTTTTTAATATATATAAAAAAATGATATTCAAATTTAATGGAAAAGAATAAAGAAGAAGAAGAATTCAAAATTCCTATTATAAAATCATCAAATGATTTAAATAAAATATTTGATGCAATATACGAACAAGGCTTTGGATATGTACAAAATCAAGATAATTTTCATAAGAGCAAAATTGAAAAAATCATTCAAAAATATAATGTATTAAAAATAGATGTACCTAGTAGTTTTTATGCAGAATCATATAAAATAAAAAATTATGCAGAAGCAGAGAAAGAAATAAGTGCTCATTTTTCTAAATTTAATCCTGATGATAAAATTAATGAATTTATAAAAAATAAATTCTCAATAAAATATGACGATAGATGTAAGCCACCTGAAGATAGAGGTGATAATTTAAGTACTGTAGTTGAATGGTTTAAATTTAAGACTAAATATAATCTCATAGATAAAGATTATAAATTAGGAGATAAATATTACATAAATGTTGATATTTATAATTTAGATAAAAAATCATTGAAAATACATTTTGGAGATAATAACGATTTTAAATCATTATACAAATTAATATTCAATAAAGAATGTGCAGAGATCACTAACAAATTAGGAGAATGGCAGAATCTTGGTGAAATAGAACTAAAATTTTTTCAAAATGGAACAGCTAGTATTAAAGGAAATTTGACTAAAATAAAAGAATATTACTATAAAGATTTAATGAGTTCAGTTTTTTATAATAGTATTTATATCATATATTATAACAACAAAATTGAAAGAGTAAATCCAAAAAAATAAAAAAATGTAGAGAAATCTACATTTTTTTATTTTTATAATATATTTTAATATCAAGTTCTATTTTTATTAATAAATCATTTAAATTCTTGATAATATCTTTATGTTTTTCTGATGCAGAAATTACATCAAATTTAAGAATTTTTTTATAAATTAGTATATCATTCTTATAATCTTCATAACGTAATCTATTATCATTTTTTACACCTAACTTAAATATTTTTTCTTCTATACTATTGGATAAATTAGTAATTTCTTTACTTTTAAATTTTATATACTTATCACTATTATTATAATCAATTAATAATTTTGATATAATATTATATGTACTTGTCAATAATGAAACACTCATAACATAATTTCCATAGTATGTCATTGAATTATTAAAATCATCATCATTCAAACATTTTAAACTTAATTTTAAATTAAATTTCATATTACTGGTATAATATTCAAAATCTGTTTTTACAATTGAAATATATCTATTACCAACTTTAACATATTCTAATATTTTTCTATTATTTTCACATACCAAATTTAATTTATTGAGTTCTGATATTCTATTATCAAAATTTCTATAATCAGAAATTATATTATTAATCTTTACTATTTTATTTAAGAATTTAGTTAATTTATTATCTAATACTTTCTGCTCATTAATAAGTCTGTTCATCCTAACTTTATTATAATCATTATCATTATCTACATAAATTTCAGTGATAAATTTATTTAATTCTTCCTTAATATATTCTTCACAATAAGGATAATTATACTGTATATAATTTAGAATATCTGATTTACTTTTTGATATTGATATAATTGAATTATCAATACTATTAACAATTTTCTTATATTCAATTAATGATTTATAAAGATTTTGTAATTTTATATAATAATTAGTTGTCACTATATCATTAGTTATATAATCAAATACAGATTCATCATAACTATTTAGAAATTCACAAGGCAAATCAAAATATGAAAACTTTAGTTCTTTGATATTATTATTCAATGAGATTATATTATTTTTCAGAGTTTTAAAATTTCTAATCTGAATATATTTTAAATATATACAATTAAATAAAACATATAATATAAATATCATAATTAGTAACAATGCAATAACTGATATTAAGATCAAAATTTTCATAAGTATTATAATATTAAAAAGGTTTTAAGTTTTTATTTATTTATATATAAAGAAAAAACAGTCTATTATGATTGATACAAGAAATGAAGATTTAGTAAAAAAATATTTTGATTTGGTTCAAGAAGAAATCAAAAGATTAATATCTCAAGATAAAGAGATAAAGAAAAGTGAAATACAAACATTCAATGATGAAATATTCAATCAATCTGATGAGATAAAAAGTGAAATAAGTAATTATATCAATCAAGCAACAATGAATGATTTAGAGATTAGTAAAATAGCTAAAACTCTTTATGATAAGTTTAAAGTACAGACTAAGAATAATGTTTTCAATCAAACTGATACACAGAATGTACCTAATACCTTAATGGGTGAGAATAAGCACATAAAAACATTTGAAAAATTTAATTATGATAACAAAAATAGATAATTATATATTAAATGAAGAGAATAAAAATAATGAAAATTTAAAGTTAAAAATGACATTAGATGTATTTGATTTAGTTAAATTTATAGGTGGTAGTGACGATATAAACATAAACATTCCTTATCGTAAGCATCATAATATAACTAAAATATATATAAAAAAATTTGAAGGTTTTGAACAAGATTTATTTGTAGAACTTACTACTATATTAGATAATTATACCTTTGATGTAGGATTTCTTAGTAATTTAAACATTAAAGAAATGACTAAAGTTTATAATTATTTAAAAAATAAATATCCTGATGAATACAATCAAATCATAGTCAAAAAAGAATCAGAAAAATTCAACATATGAAATATCTTAAAAAATTTGAAAGTAATTATGATATTATAAATGTAAAGAAATATGTCTTATGGAAAATGAAACATTTTATTTTTATATTAGAAGTTACTAAAATTTATGATAATTTAGTCCATATGAGAAGATTATATAAATATAGCGATGAATATGATAATATATCACCAACTGATATAATGGAATTTGATTTTTCATATGAAGACATATCAAAGAAAGTTATATACAGTTCAGATAATCTTAATGACTGTTTAGATTTAAATTTATTAGCGGCATCATTTATAACAGATAAATACAACATATGATAACAAATTTTAAAATATTTGAAGAAGTTAAAGAAAGATCATCTAATGATAGATCAACTATACAAGATAATGATTATGTTATATTAGATCATCATTATTTTCATTATAAACTTCACGGAGATATTATAATAGGTAAAATTATTTCAAAAAATAAAAATACTTATTTATCTAAATTTATAAAATTTGATGATGAATCATATAATGGTTACTATTCTGTAGACAAAATTTTATATTGGTCAGAAAGCAAAGAAGATATATTGGCGTATTTATCAGCAAAAAAATTTAACATATAATAATGATTACAAATTTTAATAAATATTCACTAAATGAAACATATGAATTATCTGGTAAGCACTCATTTTTAACATACTTACAGATTGTATCAAATCATGATTATCATTTCATTTCAAATGACACATATAGAAAATTATATAAATACCATGTATTTTTTTCAACTGAAACAATAACAGGAATAGAAGATTATGTAGATATATTCAAATATAAACACTCTTTATCTTCAGCATATGAAATATTATTACAAATAAAGGATAATAAATTAGCTTTCTTTTTTGGAATAAAAGAAAATTCTACATTGAGATATGGATTCTTAGATTTAGATACTCAAAGGAGTTATGTTGTTGGTGAATTTATGTTTACTAAAGATTTTTTTGTTTCAATATCTAAATATAAATCAATGCAGTTTGTTAATAAGGTAATTCAAAATACAGATGCTAAAAAATTACCCATATTATCAAAGATAAAACAAGATTGTGAGAATTTTTATAAAGGAAAAAAGAAAACAAAAGTGGAAATATCAGACAATAAAGTAATTATTTATATCACAAGAGATCAATTCACAGATGATGATATAAATATGAATCGTCCATTTAGATCATTAGATAATTGGGCATCTAAAAAAATGTGGAGAAACAAAGTTGAATGCAGTGTTGATGATGAAGGGGATCCAATAAAATTTATACTAATTGTAAAATGAAATACTTAAAGAAATTTGAGTCCAATAATGATTATGGTGAATATTGGTCAGTTATTTATGATCCTATTATTATTAGAAAATCTTTGAAAAAAATTGGATGTCCTGATAAAACAATAGATAGTATTATTTATTTTTTCTCTGATTCTGATATTTTTGATAGTGTATTATATATTGTAATGGAAATAAAAAATGATAATGTATATTGGGACGCATCATTAAATGATGGTACATATAAATATTATAAATATAATGGTGATATTAAACTATCAAAGAAAGAATTAGAAGAAGTAGAAATAGAAAAACACTCAAATAAATTTAATATATGAAATACTTGAAAAAATTTGAATATAATGAATATGAATATGAAATAGGTGATTATGTTTTAGTCGATTTACCTCTAATAAAAGACTATTATTTTAATTATGCTACAAATGGAATTATTGATGATCATGCTATTATAATTGAGGTAAATGATGATAAAGATGATGATCATGAAGATCATTATATTAGAACATATAAATTATTATTTTATAATGATAAAGTACTTGATGAAGTTAGACCAATATTAATTACTAGAAAATTAACAAATACAGAAGCAAAAGATTTAATTTTTAAAACTAATTTAAAAAAATTTAACATATGAAATACTTAAAATATTTTGAAAATAATAATATTATAGAACAGCAACCTTTTTATATTAGTAATAACACATTATATATATCAGATGATATGGCAAAATTATTAACTCCTACATATAATGATCTAAAGAAAAGATATAAAAATAATCAAAATGCTATTGACTATCAATTTCAAAAAAATGTTGATTTCTTAAATAACGAAAAAGATGAAAATGGACGCAATAAAGTCAGAGAAGTATATACTAATATTACAGTTAGATGGAGAAATATGTATGCTATGAGTATAATCATTAAATATCGTGGAAGTGGAAATACTATAGATAATAAATTTGGAAAATTTAATTATTATATTACTGGAAATTCAGGTGATAGTGAGATGCATGGAAAAAATATGAAAAGAGCAACAAGAGAATGTAATTATAATCTTATGATAAAATTATATCCTATTGTTAAATATATTGATAATTTCATGAAAATTTTTGAATCTAAAGAAAAAGGATTTTTAGAAATAATTAAAGATTCATTAAATAAAGATATTATGTTAGCTAAATACGGGGTACCAAAGGAATTAAAAAAATATTTCAAAGGAGCAGAAGAAGCTATTATAAATTCGGATAAATATAATATATAATATATATATCATGATCTTGCATCATTTTATTTCTTATGAAATAGAGTTTTTTTATATATAGATAAAAATTAAATTATTAAACATGATAAATCAACAAAACAGTTTTGTGTCTTTAGCTGAACAACTAGCTGTATTAAATAAGAATTCAGTAGAAGTTATGACAAAATTAAATGATGTTGTAGCTAGTAGAAATTCTGTTGTAAACGTTAACTTAATGAATACAGATGGAACAACATCATCATATCAATTTCCAACAGTTGGTCAATTAAAAAATGAATTAGATATTGCAAATAGAAATATTCAGAAATTAGCAGGATTATCTGATAGTACAGCTTATGTATCAGATGGTACAACTATGAGAAGAATATATGTAGATGATTTGAATAGTGAGCCTAGTCCTATTGATAGTTTAGATAGTATAAAAAAATTCACATCTATAAACAATTCTTTTTTTGAATCTCTTTATAATCCTATGTTAGCGATAGAACTTGATTTAACTGATAGAATTGATCAAAAAGTAAAAAAGGTATTATCACGTAGATATATAATAAAATTTCAGACAGATCAATATGGTAATTTAACATCAGATGGTTCAAATTCAAAATCAGATTTTGAAACTAAATTCTTAAATAGAAATGATGTTTTTATTGATGATTTGACTTCATGGTACACAAATATAAAAAATACTGGTGTTTTTCATAGTAATCAACCTTATGATGAGCAAGTATTTGACTTAGATTATGATAAACTTCAATATTATGGAATATTTGATGTGGTTGGTATTGATAATGATACAATTAATAGTAAAATGTGGTATGTATTAGGATCGATAACTTATTATGATTATACAGGTAACACTAGACAATTATCAGTAGGAGATGAATTAATAATAAATAAAAAAGATTCATCAACATTATGGACAATAAAGGAAGTTAGTACAGCTAAAAGTAATTATAGAGTTATTTTAGAGAGGGTGGAAGGGTTAGAACCTGTTCCAATACTATCACAAGGATTGAAGATTTATAGTCCTGTATTACCAGAAAAAACAATAAAAATATCTATTGGTTATGATGAATACAATGTAGTTTTTATCAAACCTATTAATACAGATTCAAATGTCATTTCATCAACATGGTCTTATGGTACATCTTTTTATAGTAACAATTTAGTTTTAGATACAAATAGTACTGTTTCTATGACAAAATTCTATAGTGATACTGTATTTGATTATGGTTCTATATTAAAAGATTTAATATCTAAAAATATACCTAGTAAATTTGGAATAACACCAAATGTACCAACTTTAGTATCTAGTAATTTTAAAGTTTTACAAATAAATACACATTTAACTGATACAGCGGATTCAGCAAAAATTCAAAATTTAAATACTCAAAAAGTATCTATAAAATCACAATTAGAACAATTAAGTGATGCTATAGTTGAACAGAATAAAGAACTTAGTACTAAGCAATACAAATCAACATCAGATAAGCAGGCAAGTCAAAATCAATTAAATACTTTGATAAGTCAGCAATCATCATTAACTAAATCATACACATCGATAGTTAGTCAAATTACTGCTGAGAATACTGGTTCAATTTCAAGTGTAACTGCAAAATTTAGGGTAAGAGGTTTTTGGAGTATTCCAGAACCTATTATAATTAATACAGTAGGAGAACAACAAAAACAAGAAGTTGTTCAGTTTATTGTTCAATATAGATATAAGGCTACAGGAGGTTCTGAGCCTACAACAGAAGGATTTAATTTAAATCTTACAGAAACTATATACACAAATTCTACATCTACTGGAGATATTACTGATCAAACTAAAGCATATCTTAATCCAAGTATAACAACTCAAAATGTTACTGAAACTGGATATTTTTCCAATTGGAATCAATATATGACAGATGCAAGGACAAGAACTTATAATAGAGCTTTAGATGTTTGGACATGGGATGTTGAAAATGTTTCTGATGCAAATTCACCTAAAGTTAATCAATTAGACATATCTTTACATCCAAATGAAACAGTTGAAATTAAAATTAAATCTATATCAGAAGTTGGATTTCCAGACTCACTTATAGTATCTGATTGGTCTGACGTTATGACAATTGATTTTCCAACTGATCTTTCTCAAGTAGGTAACGAAAATTCTACTATTTTACAATCTGCTCAAAATGAACAAATATATTCACAAATAGAAAGTGATTTTAATGCAAAAGGATTAACAACGCATCTTCAGCAATCATATTATGTTAATGATTTATATGTTGCTCATACTGATGTAAATGTAGGCACATCATTTAAAGATAGCTCAGGTAATATAATTATGTTAAATGATTATTTAAAATTATTAACAGATAAAATAACTGCTCTTGAAGAAATTGTATCTAATGCAAAAGGAGAACTTTCAATTAGTTTATATAAGAATTCAACAAATGTTACAATAGAAAATGGTGCATCTATAATTCAAAATATTACATGTGAAGATTATGCAGAATTATCTGGTACAACAACAAGAACATATTACAATAATATATATTCTTCTGATGATTTCTACATACAATTTGGAAATGTTTCACAATCTGCACAATTAGGATTACTTTCATATAGAAAATATGTACCTACTGTTAATGGTGATAATAGATTTTATAATACACAATATTCAAATGGATCATTAGCAACTTATATTGATTCAGAAGATATGCTTAGAACACAAGTAGATAATCAATTTATTTGGATTTCTGATGTATCAGGAACAAATGCAATATATAATTCAGGAAAAACATATAATTCTAATGGATTAGGACAAGTTTTGTACTCTAAAAATTGGAATGTTGGATTAACTGGAACTACAACACCAAATTCAGGAGGTACTTATTCAACTCCAATAAATATATTTAATGATGTTAATTGGACTGGAGTTACTTGGAGTGCTGACAATGATTATCAAACTGATTTTCCTGTTACGATACATCCACATATTGATAATATTTCAGATTATGTTTATTCTGATAAAAGTGGAGTTAAATTGATAAATTCTAATAGCAAATTTACATTACCTATTAAATTTTTATTTAAATTATCAGGAGGAACAAGTGATTCAATATCATTTCCTACAAATTTATCTACATCTCCATCAGTTACAAAAAAACTCAGAATCTTTATTGAATCTGAAAGCTTAAATAGACCATTTGAATTTGAAATAGTGTTTAAGATATTTAGAAACAGAACATCATCAGTAAGAAGTATTGGATCTTAAAAAATATAATAAAATATAATAATGATAAATAACAGTTTTCAATTATTAAGAACTAATCCCGCTCTAACAACTAACATAAAATTAGTTGTTAGTTCTGATTATAAACTATACTTAGAATCATTTGATACTAATACTCAATTATCTAATCAAAAATATAAACATTATTCAGTTGCTAAAAATAAACTATACGAAAATCAAATAGTTAATTATTATGATGGTTTGTCATCACAATTAGCATTTGATGTTAAATATGATTCTGATGTTACTAATGTATTCACTAAATATAATCAACAATTCGATGATATTTATTGGAGTGGAGCAAAATCAGTAGAAGATAATTGGTATAATGAAGATTTTGAGTATTTAGCACCTTTATTTATAAGAAAAGAAAATTTACCAGATGGTTTTATTATTTTAAGAGTCGATGGCGCTGCACCTTATGAAAATGAAGATGACGATTTAGGTTCAAGTAAATTAAATAAAGATAACTTTCATACTCAAATAGTTGATAAATGGAAATGTGTATCTGTAATTGATATGAGGTATAATACTGATTTTGGGTTATTTTTATATACTAATTTCACAAACAATGCATCATTTCCAGAAAGATCATTTGATTTAGATTTTAGACAATATGAGTATTCTAAATTTTATGGAATTGATTATAATAATGGTAGTTATGTAAACAAATCGAATTTTTTACAATCAATACTAAAATATGAACAGCCACATTTTAAGCTTGAACATGAAATCATTAAATCTTTTGAAAATAATAATTTAATATTTCCGCATATTTTAAATCTGAAGTTTTTATTTGATGATGTTCCTGCTAATCCAGTTAATATAAATAATTATTCTATAAATAGATATTATGGTTTTTACGCTGATAAATTAGAATTAGTAACAAATTTAACATCATATATTACTCCTGAACTAAAAAGTGGATTTACATTAAAAAATAATATCTTCGGATATATGTCAGGTGATAAATTTGTAGAAAGTAATGAATCTCCTTTTATTGAAGGATTTTTTTTAGATAAAACCTATTGGATTCAACTTACAAATTCAGATTATGATAATGAATTTTATAACGTCATAAGAGTAAATAATAATGGAAAAAATACATATAGAATTGTCAGTGATATAGATTTGAGTGGATATACATTCAATGTTTCTAATGATAGAACTTGTTACATTAATTATACTAACGGATTTAATTATAATTGTAAAATTATTAATAATCCTTCTGGTATAACTAATCATATATCTGGATATACATCAAATTTTAATATTGATCCATATTATTCAGGAGAAACAACAGAATCAATGTATGGAGATTTATATCTAATACAAATAGACGGGATTTATCATGTATTAAAGAATAAAAATGGAGCTTATTTTATACAAAGTGATTATGCAATAAATTCATATTCAACAGGTTTAGAATATTGGAAAGGTGGAAAAGATAGTATATATTATACCAAGAAAGAAATATATAAATATGGAAATAAACCAATAGTTTATCCTGTTTATAGAATAAAATTCAGCGACATTAAAGATTTTGATTTTAATAGGGTAAATTCTCATTTTGCAGATTTCGATTATGAGAAAGATACATATACGTCAACAGATGAACAAAAATTATATGCTGTTGATTATACTGATACATCATCATTAACTAAAAAAAATATGACTCATTCAAGAGGAGAAGATGGACAATACCAAGTAATGAATGTTTCATCTGAATATGTTTCAGATGATGAACTTTATGAAATATCATTTAACAATTTAACTGAAATATGGAGAAAAAATCCATCAGTAGTAAAATGGGGATTTGCTGGATCAAATTCTAATTGTGATTATCCTTATAAATTAAACAATTCAATTAATATTGGAGATACTTTTAATTCTACTTGTAATGTGTTTAGTTTAATGCCAACTGAGGTAGAAAAAAACTTAGACTATTTTTATAGAATAGGAAATTTTTTCTCAGGAACTACTGATAATATTGTAAAATATTTAAATCAAACTACTAATATTGAAGTTGATTTTATGGAAATTTATAGTAAAAAATTTAACTTAGAATTATATTTAAATTCTGATATTGACTATTTTGATTATTTTTTCAAAAATAAGTCAAATTTCACTATTGATGATATTGATTATGTTAAACAAACATTAAAATATTCTACTTTTCAATCTGGTGATAACTATACTGCATCCAATACATTATTTAAAGGATTAAATATTAATGCGTTAAATGTATCAAATGTATCAAGAGATATCAACGGAAGAATAATAAACATAGTTGCTGATAATAGTAAAAATTTCAATAATTATAAATTTTCAATTATTCTAAATGATGTTTATGAATATTATGTTGATGGATCATATGATTCAACTTATGAAAACGGATTATCTAATAATAAAGTAATAGATAAAACATCAAATTCCATCCATGTTATTTTAAATGAAAAATTTAAGAATTTTTTAATAGTTATTAATGTTAAAATTCCAATACAAAAAAAATATGTAAATATAAATAATGTTGCTATTTTTGGAGAAAAATTTGGATTATATAATTCTAAAACATTAGATGGACATAGTTTATCATATCCTGCAACCAATGTTAATGATTTTGATTCATCTTTAATTGTAGCTTCTAATATATTTGATGCATTTGATGATATGAATACATTATCTGAATTTGATTCTGGTATAACATACTACTATGTTAATTCAATTGGACAATCTGGATATACACATCCAATGAATATCACAGGAGGTACAATGAAAAATGTATCAGATTGGACTAAAAATTATCCACCTTTTATTTTTACATTTAATGATCCAAAATTATTAGAAACAAATCAAAACTCTTATATTAAAAGTTCAATAAAAGGACCATCAGTTAATATTTATGATAAATATCAAATTTATTATGACAATAATAAAAAACAAAAATATAATGTAACAGATCCTTTAGCAAGATCAATGTATCTAAATAATAATGAAACTATAATGAATACATCAAATGGAGTATCATCAACGAATTCAATATATAGATATAACGGATCATACGAACCAATATTCAATAATGTGTCAATATTTAATAATGTATCTTTATATTTATCTGGTGATACTATAAAATCATGGAATTCAAATTATAAATTTGATACAACATATGAAAATTTTGGAAGAATAGAAGAGTTGATGTATTCAAAAATAAATCCTATATCATCGCCATTAAAATTGAAAAATACTGATACTGATTTATCAATTTACCCAATGGTGGATGAATTCGGTTATGAGTTCAGTTCAAGATTTATATTTAATTCATCTTGGGATAAAGATTTTTATGTTATTACTAATAGTGATCAAAATATGAATAATAATATATTTTCTAATTATTCTCATGTGGAATATATAATAGATCCTATAAAAACTATAAATGATTAATGAAAAATATTAAGCAATTCGAATCTTATCTATATGAATCTGAGAGTTATTGGCTTTTACCAACTGATGATAGATTTAAAAAATCTCTAATTCAAATAAAATGTGATAGAGACAAAATGAAAGAATTTTTGAATAATAGTAGAATACGAAATATGAAATATGTATTTATTTGTTATAAGCCATATTCACTTAACGAATGGGGTTGGAATCCATATAATGGTAAAATGACTAATGATTCATTTGAATCTGATAATTATCAATTTATGGGCACTGTAAATATAGATTTAAATGATGTAGAAATAGCAGTAAATAAATTTAACTTATAATGAAATATATTAAAAAATTTGAAAAATATAGTCAAAAAATGTATTGGCTAATACCAACAGATAAAAGATTTAAAAAATCACTAAAACAATTGAATTTCTCTATTGAAAAAATAAAAGGTTTTTCAAATAGCAAAGAAATAAAAAAACATAATTATATATTTGTAGGTTATAATCCAAATCTAAATTCAAATAATAATAATAATATTGATGATTATAATTGGGGCTGGAATAGATACAGAGGTAAGCCAACTGAAGATTATTATGAAGATAATAATTATAAATTTATGGGTAATATAAACATAGATGAATCTGAATTCGCCGCAAATAAATTTAACTTATAATGAAATATATTAAAAAATTCGAAAATAAAAGAAATTCTAAAAGGAAATATTGGTTACTTCCAACTGATGATAGATTTGTAAAATCATTAAAACAAATAAATTGTACAGATAGAAAAATAAGGGGATTTTTAGATAGTAGCAGCTTAAAAGAATGTAAATATATATTTGTTGGATATGACAATTCTAATAACAATTTTAATGTGGATGATAAATGGGGTTGGAATGAATATAAAAATAAATTGACTGATAATTATTATGAAGATAATAATTATAAATTTATGGGTATTGTAAATATAGATGATTCAGAATTAGCAGCAAATAAATTTAATATATAAAATATGAAATATTTAAAATTCTTTGAAGATGATTTATATGATGATACAATATATTGGTTAGTTCCAACAGATAAAAGATTCAAAAATTCTCTAAAACAAATAAGTTGTCCTAAAGACAGAATTCAAAATTATGTTAAGTATGCATTGGAAAATGTATTAACAATAAAAGATTATAGAAGAAATTATATGTATATTGTTTATCATCCAGAATATGAACCTCTTAAAAAATGGGGATATGAGTACTATGATGAAGGTATAAATGACAAATGGATGGATAAAAAAGGTTATAAATTCGGCGGTATAATAAACATAGATGAATCTGAGTTAGTTGCTAATAAATTCAACATATAAAAAAAATTAAAAAATAGTGAAAAGTAACTTAATATTAAAAAAATTTTCAGTTAACTCTGTTCCTGGTACAATGAATCAAACAGAATTGAGAACTTTTTTTGGTGGTAAAATAATTTATACAGAAGATAAAATTTCTATTAATGATGATGCTATAAAATTTAGTCAGATAGTTAATGACACAACCAATGGAAATAATGGTTATCAATACTATGATATTAATACAATACCTGATGGATGGGAAGTTAATTATAATGAAAATCTATCAGATTTAAAAGAAAATAATCAAATAATATCGCCATATAGTCAAACTGAATCAGATAAGAATAATAATACAAGATGGCAGATAAATATAAATGGTTCTCAAATATTAAAAGATTATTTATTTTTTAAAATTAAAGAACAAAGAGTATTTAAAATTATAAGACAAGATGATATATATTCAAATGATATAAATAATGCTATCTATGAATATATAAATAGTAATATTTTTAGTAGATATAGACTAGATACTATACAATTTTACGTTAACTATTATAGCATAGCAGATCAAACAATTTATAATAATATCATTTTACAATATAATCCAAAATTTAATCCTGATGTATATAAACCTGAAAATTTGACAAATATAAGTGTTCAAGGTTATGATCCATATAATTTTAATAATATAACTCTTTTATATAATCAAAATAAAACTTCTAATCAATATAATTTTGAATATTATTTTGATCTTAATTTCACAAAAATTTAAACTATACTAGTTATTTATAATACATAAAAATAAAATAAAGTAATAACTATGTCTGAAAACGAAGATTTAGATTCACGTCAAAAGTTACAAAAAAAGATGTTAGAATCTACTAAACAATGGATTGCTATTGTAAATAAATTAACTGGTAGATTAATTCATGATGATTTGAAAAATATTGCAGATATTCAAGCTGAAGCAATAAGTCAAAGACAAATGGTAGTTGAAGAAATAAAAAATTATAGTGTTAAAATACATAAACTTGTTCAAAAAACAAAGGTATTAACAAAAGCTAAATTTGAATTCTACGCAACATCATATCAAGTTAAAACTTCTGGAACTGAAAAATTGAGATTAATTGAAGCAGATTTATCTGAACATCAATGTTTTATAAATGAATTAGATGAACATGTTAATTTTTTAAGAGATACATCTAAAAATTTAGAATCAATAAACTATTCTGTTAAAGCTAAAATTGAACTTGCAAATATACTAGGAGGATATAAATAATGTTAATCAATGAAGAATTAAAAACCTATGGAATTAAATCAGCTTCTATGATATCAGAAGGAATATTTAAACCAAGAATTATTATAAAACATTTAGATAACTCTGTATATAGTTATTATGTAAATGAAGAAATAATATCTATTGAATTATTAAATGATATAATTAATAAACATATTAATACTGTTTGTATAAAAAAAATCAGAATTAATAAATTAAATGAAATAGATGAAAATAGATGAATTAGCATATAAAATATTCCTTGATGAATTTTATGCTAAATTTGATTTCAAATCAAAAATTTATGGGGATTATAATTTTTTTTTAAAAAATAAAAAAAGTTATAAAAAATATTATATAAAAGCAAATTCTATCATAAGAAAAGAAAAATTAAAGGCACTAAATGAAATTTAAACTAAATAAAGATAATTCAAAATTAATTTTAACTGAATCAACCAAAGGAGAATATAATCAACTTAAACTATATTTAACAAGAAAAGTTAATAATTATCGTTTTATGAAAAGATTCAAACTCGGTGTTTGGAATGGCGATATAAGCTACTTTTCAGACGGAGTAATTAACTTTGGCTTATGGGGTGAAATATATAAATGCTGTAAAGAGTATGGTTACAAATTTATAATAGAAAATCAAGACCAATTTCCACGTAATAAAGATATATCAAAAGATAATTTACAAGAATTTATTGAGGATTTTTATAAAGATCATAAAACTCCTGATGGTAAATCATTTATGCCTTATGAGCATCAAGTAGATGCCATATATCAATTACTCAAACATCAATATGGGTTAATTGAAATCGCAACTGCTGGAGGTAAATCATTAGTATTTGGTACTCTACTTTTTTATTACTTAAAAAACGTAAATCAAAAAGCGAAAGTTCTATTGATTGTTCCAAGTATAAGTTTAGTTACACAATTTTATAATGATTTGAATGACTATAACTACGGTTTCAATAATGATAATAAAACTCCATTAGATATTCGTATAGATGAAGTAATGAGTGATAAACCAAGAAAATATAGAGAAGGTGAAAAATTACCTAATGTATATATTGGTACTTATCAATCTCTTGAAAAATATCCAAAAGAGTGGTTTTCACAATTTGAAATAGTCGCCTGTGATGAGGCTCATACAGCTAAGGCTGTTACCATTCAAACTATTTTAACAAAAACTTTTGGAACTGCTAAATTTAGATTTGGTATGAGTGGTTCTTATCCATCTGATGCTTCAGTTGAAATATTAACTATTCAATCATTATTGGGTCCAAAATTATTAAATATTAGTGCAAGAAAGTTAATTGATAAAGGATTAATTTCTGATCTTAAAATAAAAGTTATTATGTTACATCATGATAATCATAAGTTTGCAGAAGGAGTTAATAGTATTAAAAAGTCAAATGGACAGCAAGCTTGGACGTTGGAAAGAGAATACATACACAATTCAGCTAAAAGAATGACATTCATTAAAAACTTAGTAGATAAATTCAAATCAAATTCACTTATATTATTTCATACTATTGTATATGGTACAGAATTATATAATCACATTAAAGATAATTGTATTGGAAAGGATGTATTCTATATGGATGGTGGCACATCTACTGAGAAAAGAGAATATATTAAGAAAAAACTAGAAGATACATCAGGTAATCCTAAAATACTCATAGCATCATTCGGTGTATTTTCAACAGGTGTTTCTGTGAAAGCAATTGCTAATATTATCTTTGCAGATTCTTACAAAGAACCTAAAATAATACGTCAGGCAATTGGTAGAGGATTGAGATTACATAAAGAAAAGTCAAAACTAATAGTGTTTGATTTGGTTGATATTTTTCATCCTGATTATAAAACAATATTGTGGAAACAATATGAATCAAGAAGAGATGAAGTATATAAATTACAACAATATCCATATGACGAATTAAAGATTAAACTATAAACTTTATTTAAAAAATTATATATATATTACTTATGAAAATTAATTTACATTCTCCGCCAATCATCATCATTAACGATGATGAAAACAATATCTAAAACTCGACTTTGGAGAGTCGAAATCGTAAACCGTAATGGTTACGAAGCTCCATCAATATTGATTGAAGCTAAATTAACTGAAGTACACAAAGATGTACAAAAATTAAACTTAAGATTATTAGATTTTCCTAACAAATGGAGTTATCATTTGATTGATCTTGAAAAAAGATTTGATGACAGAAAGGGTAAATGGGTAGATTAAAATAAAAAAGACTGTCAATTGACAGTCTTTTTTATATATTGAATTTATCAGATGATTTTTTTATTAGGAAGTTATCATAATTTTCTTTTGTTAATTTTTCAATACAATTTGGAATATCTTTTTCTGTTATATCAAAATAAATATAATTAAGATTAATATCGACATCAAAAATTTCATAAATAAAATCAACAAGATTTTCATTCTCATTTAAATTTGCATGATACACATTAATTTTAATAAACTGTAAATTCATAGTTCTCATTTTATATGAATCAATAGTCAATAATCTAAGATTATTGAAATTATTATTTATTGATATAAATCTTCCGTTTTTTTCATAATAACATTTTAAATTATAATCAATTGAATTAATAAAATTAACTAATGATTCTGCTAATTTAATAGTAGGACTTGTTTTTTTACTAAAAAAATCTAAAAAACTTTCATACATCATCATAATTATAAATTAAATTTATTTGCAGTATATTTAATGGAAAAATCATCAAAATTTTCTTTTGTTAATTTTTTTATTACATATTTAATATCATCAATTGATACAGTAATATCTAAAATCGTCATATAATCTTTATTAAAAAGATGTAACAAAAATTCAATCACATGACCACCTAGTATTGAATAATTCTGATTATAATGAAAATCACAATTGATATTATAGTATGATTTGTGATCACCTTTAACTATTTTAAATACAAATTTGTTCGAATTTGCATATATCCAAACATCATCATCAAATTTTTTATAACTCCAATTACATTCAGGCTTAACTATATTTAAAAAAATTATAATAGCATCAGCGAATTTAACTTCAATTGGATTAAATATTGTTTTTAAAAAACTCTCATACATCATCATAATTTATAAATTGAATTTTGCCATATCATCGTCCAAATTAAAAACATTAGTTATCTTACAATAGTATATAGAAGTAAATTTAATTCCTACTATTTCTTTATGCTCTTTTACTTTTGCTGTCATATATACAACATCATTTTTTCTAAGAGTTCTGCCAATATTATAAGCTATATATCTATTACCATCATCATCTATTAGTTTGCAGGTATATTGTGTTCCAAATGCGCTCTGAGTTGTATTAAAATTATAAACAGTTGCTTTTATTTCAATTTTTTTACCAACTTCTCCTATATATTTACTTGTACTTTCTTCTTGGTTTTTCTTTGTCAATGTTTCAAAAAATAATTTTTTATATTCTTGAATTTCTTTTGCCATATCAGCATTTCCATTAAAATCTTTAGATAACCAAACAACATATTGAGGATCTTCTACAAATACTTCTCCAATTGTTTGCCCTCTATGTTTTCCAAATGTTAAGATTTTATTTTTTTCTGCTTGAAAAAGTCCAGCATATGTTCCAAATCTATCAATTATTACTTGAATCCTACCTGAAGCTTTAGCTGCTTTTTTAACTGCAGTCATAAAGTCAGTACTTAGATTACAAATATAATAACAAGATGCAGATTTTGGATTCCATCTCCAAAATGTATAATATACTGAGTATTTACCAGATACATCTATATAAAAACAACCAACATCTTTCATTGAATCTGGATCTTTTCCTTCTGCTAATATTTTTTCAGCTTCTTCAATTTCTTCATCACTTGGTTGAATGAGTTTAGACATTTTAGCTTCTTTGATGTATTGTAAATAATTTTTCATGTTTTTATAAATTAAATTTATTTAAATTAAATTCTTTTTCAATATGAGTAATATTCTCTATATTATCATTATGTTCTTTCTGTTTTGATAATAATTTTTCCAATTCTTGATATTTATCAAATCCGAATAATTTAGCGTTTTCAATTTCTTTTTTCTGATCAGAATTTAATATTATTCTATTTTTACTAATTATTTTAATTTCACGTAGACTTCCACTACTATATATTGATATGTTATATTTATCATTAAGGTTATGTGTATCTATTATGTCATTAATTATGTTTGTTTCTTTTTCTTCTTCTATTTTTTCACTATTATTAAAACTTCTTGTTCTGAATCTAATGTAATAATATGACTTAAATTTTTCATCATTAACTTCTCTAGAAATTATATCAGACATGTGATTTCCTATTTTGGAAAAATATTTACCATTTTTCTCGTAAATAATAAATCTATTATAACCTAATTTTCCTGAATTGCAGTCATCATATATATCAATATAATCATTATTAATTATCATATTAAACATTTTATGTAATTGAACAGTTACTGTATCTATTATAGGAATAAAGAATGATTCAGATAAATTTGAAAATCCAAAAAATGGCATTTCACATTTCACATTTAGTTCATTTTCAATATCAGTTTTAAAAATATTAAATATATTATAATCTTCAAAGTGATATGTTATCATTTTTAAATTCGAAAAAAACTCTCTAATATCAGTTATTTTTTTATTCATATAATTTTCATTGTGATGTTTGATATATTTCATAATAAGAGAACGATAATATGTTTTTATTAAACATCACAAAGGTACTAAAATCTTTGATATTTAATCTTATATATTAAAAAAAAATAAACAAAAAAAAATAATATTAATACAATTTATTAATAACAAAAAAAAAATTCGATATTATATGATTATTACACTAACAATTGATGATATTTTTAGACGTTGCTTATGGTCAGACTACAAGCGATTTGTTCTTAAAGATAAAAATGAGCAAGAAATACAAGCAATTGTAAAAGAAAATAAACCAATTGTCATTTCAGAGAATGATGCATATGCAATAGGACTTCTTAAAACAATAGAAACAGATAATTTAGTACATAGATTTACTGTACATATGAAAGATATGATAAGTATAAAATCAAATATATTTGATAAAAATGTTTATTTATCAGTTAGAATAGTAGAAAATGAATTAGAAAGTTTTAAGAAAAGATTTCCTGATTATTGGGATTCAGATCCAGTATATACTGAATCAATAGTAGATTTGAATAATTTCATTTGTAATTTGCAACAGCAGATTAAAACATTTGAAGCTTATGAATTTAAAATTAAAGATAAAAAAATTCGATATTATTTATCTAAAGATATTAAAAAAATGATTGAAAATTAAAATGAAAAGAACCTTAATTAAGGTTCTTTTTTTATTTTCCTTTCCATACTAATTTATATTCATATGTTCCTGGTAGCATTATAATTTCTCTTTGATTAGTATGATAGTATTTCTTTGGTAACATCTGTACATCAACTAAAATGTCATCTGGTGAAGTAGTCATAACTGCAACAAATGGAGGTGTTGATGGTTCATCATCAATAAATCTAATAGCTGTTAATATGTTAGTAGTCCAAGAAGTTGGATAATTAAAAAATGATTTTATTGTTTGTCCTTTTTTATAAGGAGAATCTACTTCTGATGAATGTACAATTTGAACTTCTTCTAATCCTTTATATATTTTTATTGATTCAGTTGGTCTAAATTGTTTCAATTCATCTATAATATTTTGTGTCAATTTTGGTAATCTTAATGATCCTGATATATATAAGTATAACCATCTATCAGTTTCTTCTGAATATTTTATTTTTAATCTTGATGTCTTATTTTTATCATACATTACAAATCCTCCTACAAGTTTGAAACTTACTACATCATTAACATCTTCTATATAAATTTGCCAATCATTCATATAATTCTTTAAAAAATATCCAGAATAACCAGAATGTTCATCTTTAATGTCCTTCTTATCACTAAAAATATCTTCATCATCTATCATATCAATAAGTCTTTTCTTTTTGTATATTGGCTTATTTAATTTAATTTGATAAATATATTCACTACCTGTATCTGAAGCATCTGCTCTATTATATGGAAATATTAAAGCTTTACTAAAATTTTTTTTAGTCAAAGGTTTATCAGAGTATGCATATAAAAAACCGTCATATTCATCTATTTCATCAAAATCAGTTTCTTTATAATCTACTATTTCATATTTCTTAATATATTTCATATGTTAAACTTATTTGTCTCTTTTTCTAATTTGAATTGTTTTATATCTTGTTTTGTGACTTCAATTTCTCCTTGATACTCAAATCTACCTCGTTCTATATTACCTTTAACATATTCATCATAAATACACCATTTAAAGTTATTAAAATTTCTATTTGGATCATATGTTATATAAATTTTATTATTCTTTTTTTTGTATGTGTACATTGAAAATGTTTCATCATCTTTAATGTTTTTATAACAATTTAATGCATCAATTTTTTTCATACTTATTTCAAAATATGGCTCACGTACATTAACTACCCAATATTTTTTTTCATTAATACCTTCAAAAAATTTTATGTATTTCATTCCCATCTATCATTATAAATATTTTTAGTGAATAATTTTTTAGTAGCATTATCTGCTAATATCAAATTATTAGAATCTTGCACAACTCTCTGTAACAATAAATTAGATTTAGATTCATCAGGAATTACATCATCATATATTCTAATATTAGTTAATTTAATATCAGATGAATTTATTGTTATAGTTTGATCTATATTAAATGTGTTTAATGGAACAACAGAATTATTATATCCATCAACATATTTTATTGATGCAAGTTTATATAAACTAGTATCAGGTAATCTGGTAGCTATTTCAGTATTTTTAACTGGTCTATATCCATTTGAGTTATAATATGTAATACCAGATGTGTTAGTATTATCTAATATAACACTCTTATAATCATGTGTAAACATTGTTATTTTATAATTGTATCTTCTTTTAAATAAATCTAAACTCACTTCTCTTTGTCTATTATCTAAATTTACAGTTAAACCGTACCACATATTTGTTGTTAATCCTGTTGCAGTTAAACTATAATCAATATTATTTATAGTTAATGAAATTTTACTATTTTTATATGATAATTTATATCCTTTGTTATTAATTGAATCATAATTATTTAAAAATTCGAAATTACTAGTACTATTGATATTATATGACCTAAATGTACTTTCATCAATTGCTTTATTTGTATCGTAAATATTATTAAAATTGAACCAAACATTAAATGATCTATTATCACTAACTTTCAAATTTGAATCTTTGTAAGTATATGACACGGCTGTAATTCCAGATGGTAAAGAAGATAAATTATAATAACTATCAGCTATTTTTATATCCTTTAAAGAATTATAAATATCCTTTTTAATTATATTTAATTTAGGATTTACATTTAATCTATAAACTTCATGTGTAATTGGTTTTAATTGTTTACTTACTATTTTATCTTCTTGCTCTCTTATCTCAACTCCAAATAATGAATCAATAGTATTATTATTTGTTAATATATCTATCAAATTTGTTGATTTAGTAGAAAGATTTTTTTCATTTGCAAGTTTTTCATATTTTTCAAGTACAACATTATAATAAATACCCATATACATCACATCTCTTTTTACTTGAGCACTTTTTACTCTGTACATACGATTTGCCTGGCAAAAAAATATTATATCTTTTTGTGACGGTCTTTTTTCAATTCCAAACGCATTATGAAATTCATCTTTTAGTATTATAACTTGAAAGGTGTCCATCATATCTAGCATATATTCATTCACTTGAACTTGATTATCAGGAAATGTATTTTCAGGTACTATTATTTTAATTTTTTGTGTATCTACTATATTATATAATTGATATTCATGAAGAATACTATCAATTCCTTTTCCGTCTGGATCTGTTAAATGATAATCAACTGTCCATCCGAATATTTTACCTACAGTGTTTGCTAAATATGCATACCAATTACCAATTTTAATAGATCCAGCATATGGATTAAAAATACCATCTGATGCTGCTGTTTGGGTTGAATTGAATCCAGGATCATTAACTTGTGAGCTTAACTTTGTTACTACATTTCCTGATAAATAACAACTCAATCCCTTTGTTATCCAATCTCTATTATAATCAATTGCTCCTCCAGTTTGATAAATTGTTGTTCCACATAAACATATAGCATTTGGATTATCAACATAATCAATGGTTGTACCAGTATTTAGGGATGGATATGTCAAAGAGCAATCCTCTCTAACTCCATATCTATTAAGTTTAAGATAATTTTTATTAATATTTTGAAAATCTCCTAATAATATTATATCGTATATTTTAGATGTAATTCCATTTGTTTTTTTAGAAACAGAATATTCAACTTGAGCAAATCTGATAGGATTTATTTTTACTGTTGATATATTTTCAGTTGTTAAAGGTTCCCATGGAGTATATGTTCTACCATTATCTTGAGTAAATCTATATTTAATTTGTAAATTATTTGTATTTACACCATAAACTTCATATCCTGTTAATTTGAAAACTTTATAAATATTTTTAGGACTAAATATTATAAAATCATCATCTGGTATATCGACAATGGTATCAGTTTCCTCAATATTATAAGTTCCTTCAATTACAATTGTGTTTATTGCTAATGTAGGTATTGTATCAATATTTTCATCAATTCTATAATATGATAGATTTAAATATAAGTCATTCAATGCACAATACACTTGAGTAATTCCTGTAATAGGCATAGATTCACTATAGCTCACTTCACTATAACTTACTCCACTTCTTAAATTACTATAAGAAAAATATTTTTTAAAATAATGTTCATCTGTTTCACCTTTTATTACATCTGTGAAATTTGTAATTGATGATATACTTTTTAATGGTACAATTGAAAATGTTTTAATATCACGAAGTTGAGTTGAGATTTCATCTGTATACATTGGAGCACCTATCCAACTCATTGTAAATGTACCATCAAATTTAGGCGTATAAATATATCTCATGTTTAATTATTTTATATTTATATTATATATAAATTTTTGGATGCTAAATTTTATATATAAGAGAAAACATTAGTATGGCTATAATAACACCTAATTCTCTTATTAATACAACAGAGAGAACAATAAAAAATTGGAATTGCTCATTTATTGCGGTTGAAGGTCCAAATATAATTAATAAATTAAGTTTAGAGGATTTAGCTATTCCATATGAATCACAATACAGATCAAGAATAGTTTTGAAAGCAGGAGAATCCAATAAATTACTTTATGGATTTGTTGGTAAAGCGGTTACATTTTTAATGATAAAAGTAACTTATGATAGTTTAAAAGATCCATATTATATATATGAGCAAATAAAATATAATATAAATTATTACTTCGAAAATGACCCAATTTTAAGACCATTGAATAGATTATTGATAATGACAGGATCTTCTGAAGAAAGAATTCCACAAATTTATGTGACTAATCCACTTGATTATGATGTTGTTTTAGATATATTACATGCTACGGTCGATTCAGAATTTGATGATGAAACAGATGTACCATCTGATTACCAAATACATTATGGAGTAAAAAACATATCAAGCACATACACTGGTACAACAACAGATGAATATATCAGATGTTCTGGTACAACAGATAATTCCTCAACATATTCTTTATATTTACCAATATCAACAGGTTCTGGTAATGTATTAACAATTAAAAACATATCAGAAGGAGTTATAACTATCATTCCTGAAAGCATTCAAACAATAGATTATTCAACATCATATGAATATATTCATCAATATGAGGTTTTAAGATTAATTGATGCCAGTGTTGGAAACTGGGATAAAATTTAATATAAATATAGTGGCTAAAATAACTAGTAATTCACTTAGTAGTAAAATAAAAAGAGAAATAAAAAATTGGGATAGAGATTTTAGAACATCTGATGGGCCTCAAACTTCAACATTATTAAGTCTTAGTGATATTGAAATATCATATGAATCATGCTACAATGCAAGATTAATACTACCTGCTTACACTGAAAATTTTTTACTAGATTATGGAACATCAGGAGAATCTACTTTTTTATTAATAAAAGTTATTTATAATGGAAATTATAGTAGTACTAATGAGAGTTCTTATGATCCTTACTATTACTTTGATGAAAGTACATATAATATAAATTATTATTATGATTCTGATTCAGGTACAACATTTCCAATAGGTAGATTACTACTTTTAAATGGCTCTCTTACAAATAAAATAGGAAAAATTTATTTGAATAATCCTTCTGATTACGATGTGGCATTAGATGTTATGCAAGCAAATATTGATTATCCTCCTGCTATTCCTCCAAGTAGTGCTATAACAATATCAAATTTATATTTTAATGACATTATTACCAATCAAGTAAATTGTGAATCTATTAGCGGAATTACAACAGGATCAACAGAATTTATTATTAGTGAATATAAACCATCAGGAACAGGTTATACAATATTTAAATATTATATTCCATATAATACTATTACATCATTGAGTTTAGATACAACACTAAATTATATATATTTAGGTACTACATCAACTTATTATACTATTAAATTTTTAACAAATTTTGATAGTCAACAATCATATAATAGAATAATATTTTCATATTCTTCATATACATCAGATGTTTGTAGATATTTAACTAGTGATGTAGCATATGATAATGGAATTATCACTAATTGTTAAAATTAAAATATTAAATTAATGAATATTATATATAACCCACATATATTATATAGCGTAACTGACACTACTACTGACTATTATAAAGTAAGTTCAGGTATAAGTTCAGGTATTAATATTTATAGCGGATTTACTCTAAATATTGGTGATTTTGATAGAAATATAATCAATAGGGTAGATATTATTAGTAATGTTATAAATTATATATCAGATGATGAAAATGAAAATGAAAATATAAATAGATTTCAATTAAATACCTTAATTGTTGATACTAATCAAATATATGAAAATATAACTAAAACAGGTAATTATTGTATTAAATTTTCATATGATGATAATGATGAAGATGATGATATAGCAGATTATCTTATTATGAATATAATTGATTTGAAAATAAATACAACAACAACTACAACATTTAGAATAATATCGACAACTACAACAACAAATATTAAAGAATCAGAAGGACCAATTATTTATTATAAATATCCTATTAGCGGAACAACTTGGACTGGCGGAGGAACAATAGTACCTCACGATGCAAGGTTGCATTTATCTCATGACGGAATAACTGGATGGACATCAGATAGTTTAAAATATTTATTTATTGATAGAATAATAGATTGCTTTAATTTGAATATATCATTAGATAATATTATTTTCTATTTATATGTAATTGATAAAAATATTATATTACCTGAAATAATTGAATATGGAATTTATAATATTTATATTTCAGTTTCAGATTATGTCGGCAATACTACATCAAGTTATATTTATAATATTATTGTTAATGATAGTGTTCCTGAAATTGTATTTATACCTAATGTTTTAACAACAGAAATAACAGGTAACACAAGTGATTTTTCAAATGCATCTGGAATAACTGGTGAAATTTATATTGAGAGTGGATTTACTCTTACTCTTAATCAATTTGATAAAAATATTATTCATACAATTGATATTATTAATAATCTTATACTTTACATAGATGATGCTACTGATCCTAATATCAATAAATATTATTCAAATGTTTTAATTGTAGGAGAAAAATTTTCAGATTATGAAAATATAATATATCCTAATATTCAAAATCCTGGATATTATTGCATAAAAATATCAATAACAAACAATATAGGAAATGAAGGAATTTATTATTTTATTTTAAAGGTAACATATAATATTAGTATTTTTTCTCAAGGATATTGGCAAGATGGTAAAGTTTGGATAGATTCTTCTATATGGATAGATAATCCTATTATATCTAAAGTATAAAGATTAATTTAAATATATACATAAATAAATAAATAAATTATAATATGAGTGAATGGATATTGGAATATGAAAATGGTGGAAACATAAGAAAAAAACTAAATGACTTAAAATATACAGTTGATTCAATTGTTGAATCTGGAAGAACATCTACATCAGGAACAGATGGTACAACAGGTATCTCAGGAACAGATGGAACATCAGGAACATCAGGTAGTTCTGGAACATCAGGAACATCAGGTAGCTCAGGAACATCAGGTTCATCAGGTAGCTCAGGAACATCAGGAAGCTCTGGCTCATCAGGAACATCAGGTTCATCAGGAAGCTCTGGCTCATCAGGAACTTCAGGTACAGATGGAACATCAGGAAGCTCAGGAACATCAGGAAGCTCTGGTTCATCAGGTAGCTCAGGATCGTCAGGTACAGATGGAACATCAGGTTCATCAGGTAGCTCAGGATCGTCAGGTACAGATGGAACATCAGGTAGCTCAGGTTCATCAGGTAGCTCAGGAACATCAGGCACAGATGGTACATCAGGTACATCAGGAAGCTCTGGCTCATCAGGTAGTTCTGGTAGTTCAGGAACATCAGGCACAGATGGTACATCAGGCACAGGCTTTGATACAGTAACTAATTACTCAAATAATAGAATATTAAAATCTGATGGTACTACAAACGGCGCATATGCTGATAGTGGATTAACATATAATGGATTAACATTAGAAGTAAATGGAGGAATTAATTCAACTGAAAATATAATATCAAAAGGAAGCATAATTTCTGCTATTGTATCAGTAACAGGAGGTACATCAAATCAATTTTTAAAAGCAGATGGTTCTATTGATTCAACATCATATTCTAATACTAATCATAATCATTATCAATTATATCAACCTAATGGATTAAATCCTTTTGTATATACTGATAACGGAGGATCATTTCATATTGATGGAAATATTATACAGTCAGGAACAACTTATGAAACTCATTCTGAACAAATATTTACAACGAAAGATTATATAATATTAAGAAGTGGAGCAACAACAGGATTATCAGAAGGTGAATATACTGGATTTGAATCTGTAAAATATGATGGATTGAGTAATGGTAGATTAGTTTTTGATAATCATGGTATAGCTAGAGTAGGAGATATTGGATATGAACAACCTCTATCTACAAGAGAAGAAATTCCAACAGATAATTATTTGGCTATTTGGAACTCTGGCAAAACAAGATTTGAATCTATAAATCCAATAGATTTACCTGTTTCAACACAGACTATAAATTTAATTAGTGATGAGACTATTAGTAGAATAAGCGGAGATACTATATTAACTAATTTAATAAGTGATGAAACATTCAATAGACTGTCTGGTGATACTTCATTAACAAGCATAATAAGTGATGAAACATCTAATAGAATAAGCGGATATACATCATTAAATAATTTAATAAGTGATGAAACATTCAATAGAATAAGCGGATATACATATTTAAACAATTTAATTACAGGAGAAACATTTAATAGAATTTCTGGTGAAACATCATTAACAAACTTAATAAGCGATGAGACTATTGACAGAATAAGTGGAGATACACAATTGAATAACTTAATTACAGGAATAACACAAAATATTATTAATTATATTCCTTATACTGGTTCAACTTCAAATGTTGATTTAGGTAATAATAATATTTCAGCCAGTTTATTTATTAAATCAGGAGGAACATCATCTCAATTCTTAAAAGCTAACGGTACGGTAGATAGTAATTATTATATAAATGCAACAATAATAAATACAATATCTATATTAATTTTAAATTGGTCTAGTTCTGTAAATGCGAACGGTTTTTATTATTATACAATATCAGATACAAATGTATCAATAACATCATGGATAGATGCAGTATTTTCAAATTTGAACTCATCTGATGTTTCAAGTTCTGGAATACAACCATCTATAACAACAGCATCAGGAAGTTTTATAATAGAATCAACTTCTGTACCAAAAACTGATTTAACATTAACATACAAAATAATAGGAGGAATATAATATGTCAGGAATAATAAGATTACCAAGTCAAACATCAATATCATCATCACCAGTAATAACACCGATAATACCATGGACCCCACAACCAGATTGGATAGATATTTCAGATACTAGTATAAATGAGATTAAATTGCTTGTAGCTGATGATTGTATCGCATATTGTTTTAACGTTATAACATCAACTGGGTCAGTATATACTATTGATTGGGGTGATGGAATCGTAACAACTAATAATATTAGCGGAACAAATTATCAGCATAAGTATGTAATTGGTACTGGGCAACCTTGTTCTCTCGGGTATACAACATTTGTGATTAGTATTCGTAGTGTAATTGGGAATCTTAGTACGTTTGCCATAAAAGCTCATACACTTACTAAATCTACTCAAATACAAAAAATTTTATATGCGAATATTATGAATGCTATTTATTTAACAACTTATAATAGTATGTTTTATAGTAACTATTCTTTATTCTCTCTTCCTTTTTTGGAAAGTGTAATCTTTCCGTTAAATTCTACAGGTCTATCAATAAATTCAAGTTCTATGCTTAATAATAGTGGAGTGATATCAATAGTATTACCATTAGATTTTAATTTAATTACAGATTCAAGTTACATGTTTAATAATTGTACTAAGTTGAAATCAATAGTTATGCCAGTATCATGGGGTGCAAATAAAAACACCAGTTATATGTTTCAAAATTGCGCAAAATTACAATCAATTACATTACCATCTAGTTTTAATTTAGTTACAACCTGCACATATATGTTTTCACGCTGTGATATTTTAATTGACGTAAATTTTTCTTATTGGGGTAATGTTACGAATACAAGTTATATGTTTTACGTTTGCCCTTATATATCTTCAATTATATTACCATTATCTTGGGGTAAAGTAATAACAACTAGTAATATGTTTGCCTTATGCCCAAAATTAAAAAGCATAAGATTTCCGTCATCTTGGGGAAGTGTAAATACTATTACTTATATGTTCTTTGCGTGTAATTCTTTAGTGTCAGTATACCTACCTGAATGGGGAAGTGTGACAAATGCTAGTTATTTATTTTATAACTGTGCTTCTTTACAGAATGTAAGCTTTCCAACATCTTGGGGAAACCTTAATACTATAGCATATATGTTTTATGGATGTACATCTTTAGTGTCAATAAAATTTCCAACATCATTTACAAACGTAACTATCGCTACTTTAATGTTTTATGGATGTACCTCTTTAGTGTCAATAATTTTTCCACCATCTTTTGGAAGCCTAACAACAGTTCAAAATATGTTTCAAAGTTGTACATCTTTATCTTCAATTGCTTTCCCAGATTGGGGAAATGTTACAAACGCAAATGGTATCACTTATGGGTGTTCTTCTTTAGTTTCTGTAACATTTCCACCAACATGGGGTAACGTTACGGATGCGAGTCAAATGTTTTACGTGTGTAATAGTTTATCATCAATAATATTGCCATCGTCTTGGGGAAAAGTTACAAATCTTAGTACTATGTTTTGGTATTGTAGTTCTTTAACAAAAATAGAATTACCAACATCTTGGGATCTAGTTACTAGTATTTCAGTTATGTTTTCACATTCTTCTATTTCTTCATTAGTACTACCGTCTTCATGGGGTGTCGTGAGTAATATTGGGGGTTTTGCGTCTAACATGCTAAGATTACAATCAATTGTTTTGCCATTAGCATTCGGAAATATAATTGACGCTAGTAATATGTTTTCTGGCTGTCCTAATTTACCGAATAACCCTGGCTTTGAATATATAGGTAGCTTAACTTCTCAATGTAATTTCAATGGGGCATTTCTTTCTACTGAATATGTTAATGGTGAAATGATTTTAGATTCTAAAATTTCTTCGATTACGATTGCTGGGACTTCAGGAATTCCAAATCAAGTTACAAGCATAAGGCTAACTAATACTGGTAGTACATTCACTGGTTCTTCTCCTCAAGTTGATGTTTCTTATTGTAATTTAGATGCGATAGCCTTAAATACATTATTTGGAGACTTACCAACATTATCTGGTAAAGCAATAAAAATTACAGGTTGTTTAGGATTTTCTACTTGTGATAAAACTATTGCAACAAATAAAGGTTGGACCGTATCCTAATACTTATAAATATTATAAATTTATTTTGTATATGTCAATTATTATATGTATTTTTGTAGTCAAATTAAAAACATTTACAAATTATGATTGAAAATGCAAATATTTCAGTACATCAAATCAATACTGTAACAGGAGATTTAATTGGTAATACTAGAAAAATACTACAATGTTTAAAATTAGATCATAGCTATGACTCTTATGTAGACATATCAGTGTTTCCAGAAACTTCAATTAGTGGATATTGTTGTGGTTCTCTTTGGGATCGAGAAGATTTCATTCGTGATCAAATAACAAAATTGAAAGATATAGAAAGATATAGAAAAGAATTGAATATGTCAGGAATTATCGTGATAGGATTTGTTTCATCTCACGGTAATAACAGAAATGGATTTCCAGTATTAAAAAATTCAGTAGCTGTTATTGATAATAATGGTATTCGTACATATGATAAACAATTATTAGCTGATACAGATCATCACGAAGATAGAAAATATTTCACAGAAGGAACTGAAACTAAAGTTTTTGAAGTTTATTTACCAAATGTAGGTAAAACTATAATTGGAACTCCAATATGTGAAGATGCATGGTTTATGAATCATCACAGAGATATTCCTCAAGAAATGGTTAACATGGGAGCAGAAATTTTGATTATTCCAAATCAATCATATTTTTATTATGGAAAGCAAAAAATTAGAAAAAATCTTTTTTCTAAAATAGCTAAAAATAATATGGTTCCTGTTGTTTCTGTAAATTCAGTTGGTTGTGGTGACATCGTTAAAAATATTATAATTTATGATGGTGGATCTCTTGTTTATAATAGTTATGGAAGATTAATTAAAGAACTACCTAAATTTGAAGATGCAAATTCAAATTTCAAAATATCAGATTGTGATCCAATTATAGGAAGTGATGATAGTAAATATAAAGAAATAACTGATGCTATTCTATTTGAGCAAAAAGAATTCTTCAAATTGTCAGGAATTAAAAATGCTCAAGTTCATGTATCAGGAGGACTTGATTCATCTATTGTAGCAGCATTAGTTTATAAAGCTATGGGTAAAGAACATACCATATTTATTTCAAATCCATCATCATTGAATACTAAATCAAGAGATTATGTGACTCAATTAGATGAAAAATTAGGAACTACTACCTATTGGCAACCAATTCAATCTACTGTCAATGAAATATTAGAAGTTGATAAAATTCATATGAGTGATGCTCCTGAATTAAGTGATACAGGTAAAGCATCAATACATGCAGTGTTAAGAACTGTACTAGGATTAGAAGATACTCACAGATTTAAAAGTGGCATTGTTTCAACAGGTAATCATACTGAGATCGTTTTGGGTTGGGCATCCTTCCATGATATTGGTTCAATTGGTGTTCATGCTATAATTGGAGATTTAACAAAAGTTGAATTGTATGAATTATCAGATTATATTAACACTGAATTATATAAAGATGAAATTGTGCCTTTTGATTTATATAATGGAAAATTTAAACCTGCCGCAGAATTACCTGATGCAAATGAAGATCCAATTGATTATTGGGTACAAAGTGGAATATGTGCATCTTTAATTCGTGATAGAATGACAAGAGATGATTTAATTTTGAATTATAAAAATCATTCATTGAATATTGACTATTTTCCTAAAATGGAGGAAGTTTATAAATATGATATTAAACAATGGGATGAGCAAGTTAATTTTGCAGTTAGTAAAATGAAAATATCAGTATATAAAGCTGCTCAAAGTTCTCCAATTGTTATCATGAGTCCAAGGAGCAGAGGATTTAGTAATCGTGAAACATTAATTAATAAATATACACCAATTAATACAGTATCTTTAGATTAATTTATTATTTTTAATAAAAAGCATCATTGATTTTCAATGATGCTTTTTTTTGTTAAAATTATAAACTTATCATAAAAGTTAGAATAAAAAATAAAAATAAATAATTTATAATGAAAATATTGATAATTTTGCCACATGCCAGTACTGGCGGACTTCCTTCTGTGTCATTAAAAAGAGTAGAATCTTTAATAAATACAAATGATGTCTATGTAATTGAATATAGACAAATCTCTTGGAGTTTTGTAGTACAAAGGAATAGACTGATTGAATTATTAGGAGATAAATTCATTTCACTTGGAGGAATGGAAGATGAAACAAAACGTGATTTTTTTCAAGAAATAATTAATACTATTAATCCTGATATTGTTCATATGGAAGAAATACCAGAATTATTTATTTTTGGAATGAGAAATGATCATGTGAGTTGGTTATATAGAGATGATAGACCATATAAAATAATAGAAACAACTCACACTTCAACTTTTGATATTAATAAAAAAATATACTTTCCAGATAAGTTTTTATTTGTATCTAAATATTCACAACTACAATATAGTAAATTTGACATACCATCTTCTGTTGTTGAATATCCAGTAGAAAAATTAGCATGTAATAACGGATTAGCAATTGATGTATTGAAATTTGATCCTGAGTATTTTCATGTTTTGAATGTTGGATTATTTACATCAGGAAAAAATCAAGGATATGTTTTTGATATAGCAGAAAAATTGATAGATTATAAAATACAATTTCATTTTGTAGGCAATCAAGCAGAGAATTTTTCTGATTATTGGAGTCCATTATTAAATAAAAAACCAGCCAATTGTATAATTCATGGAGAAAGAAGTGATGTTGATTTATTTTATCAAGCATCTGATTTACTAATTCATTCATCTTTACTAGAACTTAATCCATTAGCTATCAAAGAAGCAACATCGTATGATTTGCCTGTTTATTTAAACAATCTTAATACATATTTAGATACATATGATTTATATAAAAACATTAAATATTTGACAATGAATGTTGATAAAGATTCTAAAAGAATATTAGATAATTTCAATATAAAAAGATTAGATGATAATATAACATTTCAAGATATATTATTAAAAGAGTATAATAATACTCTTTATATAAATAAAACAACTCAAAGAATAGTAGAACCACAATATGATTATAATATTGATTTCATTAAAGGAGCAAAGGTAGAAATTGTTGGTGATTCTCCATCTGAATTTTATGTTGAAATATTAGATAAAAATACAAATGAAATTATATACAAAAAAATGTTAAACAACAATAATTGGTGTCGTACTAATTATGAATGTTATAAAGAATACAAAATTAACATATTTAAAAATAATAAATTAGTAATTACTCATGATTTTGATTTAACTAATAAAAATGTATTGATAACATTAGAAAGCAAATCAATAGGAGATACATTGGCATGGTTTCCATATATTGAAGAATTTAGAAAAAAGCATAATTGTAAAGTTCAGTGCTCAACATTTTGGAATAGTTGGTTCATAAATCAATATTCAGAAATAACTTTTGTTGAACCAGGACAAGAAAACACTGAAAATTTGTATGCAAAATATAAAATAGGTTGGTATTCTCCATATGACAACAATAGAAATCCTATTGATTATAAAACTATTCCTTTGCAAAAAACAGCAAGTGATATACTTGGATTAGAATACGAAGAAATTATACCAAAAATTGAAATTCCTGAAGGAATTAGACCAATCAAAGAGAAATATGTTTGCATTGGTCAATTCTCAACAGCTAACTCTAAGCACTGGCATTATCCTTGCAAAGATAGCAATAAAGGCTGGCAAATTTTAGTTGATTGGTTTAATACACAAGGATATAAAGTTATGGTAATAAGTAAACAACCAACCAATCTTAAAAATATAATAGATAGAACTGGAAATTTTCCTATTGAACACAGAATCAATGAATTAAAATGGTCTGAATTTTATATTGGTATTGGATCAGGATTAAGTTGGTTGGCATGGGCTGTTGGTAAGCAAGTAGTAATGATGTCAGGGTTTTCTAAACCTTTTTGCGAATTTAAAACTAATAACATAAACATACATAATTTTAAAGTGTGTAATGGATGTTTTAATACACACAAATTTGATCCAGGAGATTGGAATTGGTGTCCGATAAATAAAAATACTGATAAGCAATTTGAATGCTCTACTAGCATAACACCAGAAATGATAACTGATAGAATAATAGAGTCAAAATTAATTGAAAATCCAAAGAAATTTGATTTTAAAAAATATGATGTTAAATATAACTTAGATAAAAACAATATAAATATAACGTATGATAAAAATGAAAATAAATTGATGTTATATTATAATGGAGAAGATATGCAAGCATTAAATATTGATATTAAAGATTTAAAATCAAACAAAATATATTATACTTTATCTGAAACATCATTAAATAAAAATAGTGTGATTTGGTGCATACCAAAAATAAATTTAGCTGAAGATACAAATAAGTTGAATATAGTATTTTATGAAAAAAATAAAATATTAGAAATACAATATGGAATTTAAAAATTTATATATAACGAAAAGAAAAATCGTTATATATGAGTTATATTAAAATTAAAAAAATACTTAAAGATGATGTTGAAACTCCAGAGAAAGGTTATATTTATTTTGGATATGAAGATACAACAGTAAGTAGTGGAAGTACTAAAGGATTTTGGATAAAAGATGATGATGGTAGTGAAGCATCATATATATTGGAAGGATATTCAAATGCCCCAATTATTTCAGATTTTGATCCTACAAGTGCATATAATGGTGATTTGATAACAATATATGGAATAAATTTTGTTAAAAATACAGTTGCATCTTTTAGCGGAATAACAGGAGTAACAACATTAGTTTCTCCTAATCAATTAAATGTTGTAATACCTGATCTTACTAATTATGACAATGAAGTTGAAGTGGTATTAAAATCTCCATTAGCGACAGGTCCATCAGCAAAATATAAAGTATTTAAACAAAATAATAAACCTATAATAACAATAAGTCCTACTAGCGCAGATATAAATTCTACTATAACAATAGAAGGATTATATTTCATACCTGGAAAAACAGAGTTATTTTTTGTACCAGTAACTCATGCAATTACTACTGTTATTAGTTCAACAAAATTAACTGCTATAGTACCATTATTAACACTTGGTCTTACTCAATTATATCTTCAAACAGATCTTGGATTGATAAATCCTGGACAAAGTTTATTTGCAAACATAATAATTAACAATGGAACAATTCCTTTATTTGAAAGTTTTTATCCATCATCTGCAAGTCAAGGTGGATATGTAGATATATTTGGAGCAAATTTTGATGTCTCAACTACATTAGTTCATATTGGTCCTACTCAATCATCAAAAATAACTTTTATAGATTCTGGACATATAAGAGCAGATATTTCAAATGATACTCCTATTGGAGATACAATAATTAGAGTTGATGAAATATCAAAATCTGGATTTACAGTTTATGGATCTACTAGTACTCTAATTCCAACTATAACAAATATAAATCCATCAGTTTATCCAGGTAATACAGTAATTCTAACAGGAACTAATTTAAATGTTCCTTTGACTATTACATTTAGTGGAGTTATATGTAAATCAACACCTATAAATTTCAATTCTTGTTCGATTTATATAGGAACTGATGTTACGCCAGGTATAAATAGCGTTATAGTAATTAACAAATACGGATCATCATTACCATATTCATATAATTTACTAACAATTGGAAATTTATCATTAAGTAGTTTTAGTTCTACACATATGAAAAGAGGACAGCATTCAATAGGTGTATATGGCACTGGATTTATAAACAGTCCATCAATGAGTGTTTATGTAGGAAATGTATTATCAAGGTTTTCATATAATAGTCCAACAGCATTAACAGTCCAGATATTAAATTCTACATCAACTAATGACACAATACCAACTGGTAATGTTGATATTAGAGTAGAAAGTATAAACGGTAATTATACATTAAATGGTTTCACTGTTGATACAACAAATCAACCTATAATATCAAAAATAAGTCCTATATTTGGAAAATATGGTGATTCTATTGATATATATGGTAGTCTATTATCAGGAGGACTTATTAGTTTTGGAACATCTTATCCAGGTACTTATGGTGTAACATCTACAATAGATAATAGTCATTTAAAAGTAATTGTACCATCTGGACTAACAACTTCAGGTATGAATGAAATAATGAATGTTTATGCAACAACATCTAATGGTTCTATAACATATTCACCGTTTGAATCTTATATACAAGCGACATCAGCTCCATCTATTTTAAGTTTTACTCCAATGGATGTCACAGGATCTACTTCATCAAAAGGAACATTAATTACCATATCAGGACAAAATTTTTCTAAATATTATACTGACGCTTACATTAGTATAGCGCCATCTGGTAATCTTAAATATATATATTTAGATTCACAAGAATATATATCTGACACAGAAATAAGAGGTATTATTCCTAAAACGTTAGGATATATTGGCTCATCAATTATTAAAGTTGTAACATCTGCAGGTGTTGATCAAGAAGCGAATTTATATATATCAAAACTATAATAAAAATATAAAATAATTAAAAAAAATAACTTGTAATATTTATTACAAGTTATTTTTTTTAAACATATTAATATTTTTTACATACAATAAATAAATAAATAGAAATAATAATGAAAATATTAGTAGCAACTTTTGATCATAATTATTATTTGTGGCAAGTACTTGTACAGATAAATAATTTTATGAAATATGGATATGATAATGATACAATTTATGTAGTATCAACTTCAAATCCTAGTCCAATTTTAAAATCATTAATGAATAATGAAAAAATAAAATCTAAATTCTTCATTTATAACGATGAAAGAGTAAATCCAAAATATCCATCATCATTAAGACCTCACATATTAGAAAAATTATTCATTGAACATCCTGAATATAATAATGAAACATTTTTTTATTGTGATCCAGATATGATTTTCACAAAAAAATTAGATTTCACGGATATGGTGAATGATAATAAATGGCATTTGAGTGATACTAGGTCTTATATTGATACCATGTATATAAAAAGTAAGAGTGAACAATTGTTTAATGAAATGTGTGAAATATCTAAAGTAAAACCAGAAGATATTGTAGCAATTGATAATAATGCAGGAGGAGCACAATATTTAATGAAAGGAATAAATTCTGATTATTGGAAAAAGGTGTATGATGATAGTGAAAATTTATATTCTCATATGAAAAACACAGAAAGTATATATAATCCTGAACATCCTATTCAATCATGGACATCTGATATGTGGGCAGTTTTATGGAATGCCGTTTATTATAATCATGAAGTCGAGATTAATAAAGATTTAGAATTTAGTTGGGCTACTGATAATATAAAAAGATGGGACGAAACTTATATTTTTCACAATGCTGGAATAGTAGGCAAAAGTGATACACATTTTAGCAAAATTGAATATCAAGTTTCTCCATTCAATAAAGAAATAAAAGTTGATAATGATAATTGTACATATAATTATGTGAAAGAAATAAAAGAAACAGAAGAAAATTTTAAAGATATAATCTGGTAAAAAATAAAAAATTAAATGAATATAGGAATAGTTGTATTAGCTACAAATGCTTATTTTGTGTTAGGAATAAGATTTATTAAAAGATTTATGAATTTTTACAAAGGTGATAAAAACATCACCTTCTATTTTTTCTCGGATAATAATCCAAAAAATTATATACCTGATAATATTGATGTTGAATATTTTCATGTGACTAATAATAATTGGGTAGATGGAACAAACTTAAAATTTACATCTATATTATCAATTAAAGATAAATTAAAAAGTGATTATCTATTTTATTTTGATGCTGATACTAATGTAAATAAAGATTTTATTGAAGATTGGTTTATTGGAGATTTAGTTGGTGGTCAGCATTATGGAGATCAAGATTGGATGAAAAATGAAAAATCATTTGATAGAAATCCATCATCAAAAGCATATGTACCATTTGATACTAAATTATCACAAATGTATTTTTATGGTGCATTTTTTGGAGGTAATTCTAACAATATGATAAATTTTTGTGAAACTATGAGATATTATCAATTAGAAGATAAAAAAATACCTTATGAGCCTGGTGTGAATGATGAAAGTTATATCAATAGATATTTTCATTTTAATCCACCTACAAAAGTAGTATTATGTCCAGATTTTTCATTTGTAATTAGTGATAAAGGTGGTATTGGTGAAACTAGAGATATAAATTTGAATATCGAAGAACTCAAAAAAGAATTATTAATAAATAAAAATAACTCTATTGATATACAGAGTAATAAATTAATTTTATGATAAAAATATATTCAATTCATTATATTAAGCCAGAATTTGTTGAGTTACAATATCATCAATTCAAAAAAAATTGTAATGATGAATATGAACTAATAATTGTAAATAATGCATTTGATGATAACACAAAAAATAGTATTATTGATATTTGTAAAAAATTTAATATAAATAGCATTAAAATAACTGATAATAATAGTGAAAAATTTACATCACAATCTCATTTTTTTGCATTAGAATATATTTTACAAAATTACATAAAAATAGATGATACTAATAATATAAGTGTTATTTTAGATTGCGATGTTTTTCCTTTTAAAAAATTTAGTTTTATTGATATATTAAATGGTAAAAAAATTTGTGGATTATATCAACAAAGAAATATTAATAATACATCATATGAATATTTATCTGCAATATTTACAATATTTCATAATGATATAGATTTATCTAATTTCACTTTTAATGGAATTGCGGATACTGGATCTGGAACAAATATATTAATGAAAAAATATAGCACAGAGTTAGTTATACACACAGCAGCAATAGATATTGAATCCGATTATATATTTACTAATAATAAATTGGAATATCCATATAAACAAGAATATAGATGTCAATTTATAAGTAATGAATTCATACACTATTATAGAGGTTCAAATTGGTCAGAATCTGATGAGAATTATCACAATAAAAAAAATTTATTTTTGTTAAATTTTATAAATAATTATAATATTTACAAATTAAATTTAGATGATGTTGTATTATATGATACTGCTCATAGTGACAAAGGACTTAACGGAGTTGATCACAATTATAATAATTACAGATATATCGAAAAAATGAAAAATGAAAAATGAATTAATTTCATTTTTCATTTTTATTATAAATAGAATGAAAATTATTTATATAATAACTGAATTAAATTTTCAGTTAGAAAAGTAATCATTTTTTTACCTGGTTGTACTTCTACATCAGGAATTGATTTTATTATACTAAATTTATCATTTCCTTCAATTTTAAGCTCATCAATATATTTCTGAATATGTTCATCCTTTTCGTAATATGATTTCATTCCTTCTATTAATACTGTCAAATTTACACCCATCTTATTGTTATATTTAATGCACTGTAATTCATTCTCATCTTTTTCAATAAGAATGTACCACAATTTACTTTTACTAACCTTTATATTTTCTAAAAATGTATAAGCACTCTTAGCTTTAGTATTTCTAGGCATTTTAGCAACTTTACCAGTAAATTGTACTATTTTATCTTTATCATTCTCTTGATTATTCTCCATTAAATATATTTATTTTTATACATCTATATATTAACATTAAAAGGTTCAATTTGTTTCAATTTTTGTTATATAAAAACATTTTTATATAAAATATAAAGATTATTTAATTTAACTATAAATACTAAAATGAATCAGTTTTTAAATAAACATTTGGACGAAATTATACTAAATAAATAAAAGTTCGTTGAAACTTTAATTGAAAATAAATTAAAATAAATAATATATGCTTGTAGATTACGAATATAAAAATAACAATTTAATATTAAGTTTTATAAACTCCAAAGGTAATATTGAACTTAAATATTATCCTTGGGCTAGACCAACAAAATTCATAAAAACTACTGATGATGATTCAGAAAAAAGTGGTAGATATGTAACCTGGGATGGCTCCTCAGTAAAGGAAATTTATTCAAAATATCCAAATCGTTATTCAGTTTATGATTTTATTGATAGTTTTGATAAAAAAGAAAGGGATGAAATTTATTCATATAATGAACCTGATATATTCTTTGTAGATATAGAAAATGAGATATTAGACAAAAAACCTGAGCCTCATTTAGCTGAAAGTGCAATTCAAACAATTTCAATTGTAAATAAGAATAAAGTGTTAGTAATTGGTACAGAACCATTAGATTCCAAACAAATTTTAAGTATAGAATCCGATTTGGTTACATACTTCAAAAAATTTGATATTGATTATAAATTTAAGTATATTCATTATAAAACTGAATTTGATATGCTTCATGCATTTTTTAATAAATTAGTTCCAAAGATGGCTGTAATAACTGGTTGGAATTTCATTGGTTATGACTGGACATTCTTAGTTGCAAGAGCTAGAAAATTAGGACTTGAACCTGAGGTTGCATCATTCACAAGAAAACTTAATAAACCATTCAACCCACCAAATGCAATACATCCAGATTATTCTGAATTACCTGCTCATAGAGTTATTGTTGATTATATGGAATTATTTAAGAAATGGGATCAATCTGTTAAAGTTAAAGAAAGTTTATCACTTGATTTTGCATCTGAAAAAATACTTGGTAAAGAGATTAAGAAAATTAACTATGATGGTGATTTAAAAAGATTACACAGAGAAGATTTTAAAAAATTCGTGTTTTATAATGCAGTAGATAGTTGTCTTGTACAAAGGATTCATGAAAAAATGAAATATGTAGACATTCTTTATGGTATGGCTGTATTAGGTAAAATTAAGATTAAAGATGCTATTTCTACTCTTGCTCTAACAGAAGGAATTTTAAGAGAGAAATTAAGAGATCAAAAAAATATTGTACTTGTAAGAAATGAAGATAGTGAATATGGAGACACAGAATCTGAAGCTATAAAAGGAGGATGGGTTAAAGATCCAGTAAGAGGTATGGCAACATGGACATGTTGTTTTGACTTTGCATCTCTATATCCTACAACAATGAGGGAATTTAATATATCAGCAGATTCATATAAAGGACAAAAAGTAAAAGGAAAAGACTACTCAATTTTTAATGGACATCAATTAGAAATTGATTCTGATGATATTGTTACTCTAAATGGTTCAGTATTTAAGAATGAAGACGGAGTTGTTACTCAAGTAATGGCTGAAGTATATTCAGATAGAAAAAAATGGAAGAAAGTAATGAATCAAAAGCACGAAGAACTTGAAAAATTAAAAGATGAATTAAAAAAATTAGAAGAAACTGCATTATAAGTAATAATAAAAATATGGTAATTCCAATATATTTAAAGCCAAAATTTAAAGTAGGAGATATAATTATATCATTATTTGATATTAATTTAGAATATTATCGTTTCACTCCTTATCATGAATTTACAATAATTAGTCATAATGATGAAGATGGTTATACAATTAAAGATAACGAATTAGGAATAGAATTAGTAGTAGATTCACATTATAAAAAAAATCCAATTCATGATTTATTAAAAAACTTTACGATAAAAACAGATTTAAATACTGCTAGAAAAAGATCAAATTATTTAAATAGAAAGAAAAATTTTATCGAATTTATTAGAACGAATTGTCCAAATCTAAGTTATGGTTATGATGAATATGAAAGATATGAAACTTGTAAAATAAAAAAAGGATATTGTAATTCTTGTAATATATCAGAAGATTGTATTTGTCATATTAGTTCTGATGCTGTTAATAAAAATTCAGATGTAATTAAATATATTAGGGATAAAAAATTAAAAAAAATTAAAAATATTTGATGCCAAAAAATCTTGAATTATATCAAAAAATCTTAGATGCTTCAAATATGATTCACAATAAATCATTGAAAGGAAGCGGAAATTATATCATATTGAATTCGAAATGTTCAGAAATATTAGAAAAATACGAAGAACAACGAAAGAAAAAGGAAGATAGAAAGAAAAAATTGAAACAGATAGAAAAATTATCAACTAATACAGATGATGAAATTAATAATATCCTATATTTTAGAAAGAATGAATCAGAAAAATATAGGCAAAAAATAGAATTTAAACATAAAAAACATTAAATTAATAAAAATATAATGAACTACATATTATTGTAGTTCATTTTTTTATTATCTTTGTACATTAATTATAAAAAAACAAATAGGGCATGAAATCAGAATATGGATATAGCTTAGAAAATTCTTGGATAAACGAGAATAACATTGAAAATTATAAAGCATTTAACAAATTAATGGAAACATTTGAATTTGTAGGTGTTTTTTCAGATAAATTGATAATAAAAGTATTTAATCTAGCTTTTAGAATGACTGAAATTAAAAATTATTTGATAGATAATAAAATTTCTAAAATAGAAGCAGACGTCAAATATAAAGAAGTTACAAATGAATTCGTAGATTTATTGAATGTTTATTGTATTTTCTCAAGTATTTTTAAAAGCAATTGTACAATGTTATTTATAAGTATAGGATTATGAAAATATTAATGGCTATAATTTTCTTTATCGCTTTTTGCGGAACAGTATTCTTTTTTGGTAAATTAATGGTTTGGATGACATCTAAAATAAATCCAAGTTCATTTGAAAATAAAATGACAAATTCTCAAATATTGAGTTATAATATAATTATGACAGTATCAATTTTTTTGTGGACAATTCTCTATTATTTAAGCTTATAAAAAATAAAAATTATGAAACCAGTAAGAGTTTTTTTTAAATCAGTGAGTAAATATTTTGAAACCTGTTCATTATGGGTTATTTTTGGTGTGACATACATATCAGCATTAGTTATTTTTCTATTGATGTTTCGTCTTTTTATTGGTAATAACGATGTTATTATTCTTAATGTTTTTATAAAACTTTCATTCTTTTTATCTTTTATATTTTCTTGCTTATCAACATTAACAGTTAGTAGTTCAAGAAAAAGTGATGTTTTTTGGAAATATCATAATGAAGTTGAAACTTTGATAAATGATTCTGATACAGTTGATTCTTTACACGATATATTTGATAACGAAATACAAAAATTATGGAAAATGTCAATTGGTGGAATACATAATTTAGAAGCAAATAGATTGGTTTCATTAATTAATATAAAAATAAAAACAATTGAGAAAATAAAGCCATGAAAAATACAACAGTAGAGAGTTATTTATTATCTATTGAGGCATTAGGAGAAAATATTATAAAAAAAATAAAAATTTCTGCATATACAGATGATGTAGCATGTTATAATGTAACTTATTTTGATGTTGAATTAGCAAAAAATAGAAAAAAATTAATCACTATTAAATTATCTGAATATCATTTATTTATAAATAAATTGATTCGTAAACAAAAACTTCAAAAACTATCTGAATATTAATAATATTTAATAAATAAAAAATGGAAAAAACTTTAGATATTACTGAGAAAAAGAGTGCTGCTTTTTTGTCTGTTATTGCATCAGGAGCATTGACTATATTTAAGCTAATTGTTGGTTTATTAACAGGTAGTTTAGGAATATTGTCGGAAGCATTACACTCAACTTTGGATATGATAGCTGCTATTATAACATATTTTTCTGTTAGAATTTCAGATAAGCCTGCAGATAATGAACATAATTATGGACATGGTAAAGTAGAAAATTTGTCAGCATTTGCAGAGGCCATATTATTAGCAATTACAAGTATTTGGATAATTTATGAATCAATAACAAAGTTAATTTTAAATGATTTTAATGTTGAAGTGACTATATGGAGTTATGTGGTTATTATATCATCTATTGTAATTGACATAAATAGATCAAGAATGCTTAAAAAAGTTGCATTAAAATATAATAGTCAAGCATTAGAAGCTGATTCTATTCATTTTAAAACCGATATATGGAGTTCATGTGTTGTTTTAGTAGGGTTGATTCTTGTTAATTTTAATATACATTGGGCAGATTCAATTGCAGCATTAGGTGTTGCCTTTATCATAATTTTAGTTTCTTATAGATTAGCTAAAAACGCAATTGATGTTCTGTTAGATAAAGCGCCAGAAGGTGTAAGAGATATTATAATAGAAATATTAAATAATCATGAAGAAGTTAAAATATACCATGATTTAAAAACCAGAAGTTCAGGAGCAGATACTTTCATTAAATTTGACTTGCATTTGAATCCAGAACTAAGTTTATTAGAAGCTCATTCTGTTTGTGACAAAATTGAAATTGAGATTAAAGAAAAAATAAAAAGAAGTGAAATTTATATTCACATAGAACCAAACGAATAAATAAATGATAAAATTTGATTTAACTGAAAAAGAAGAACAATCTGCAAATAAGTGGATTGAAAAACAAGAAAAAAAGAAAAAATCTCCTAAAACAGCAATAGGTGGTAGATTTAGTTACAAATTTACTCCAACAGGAATAGCAACAGCAGTGACTATAATTGATAATTATTTGAAAAAAGAAGAAAATATAACTGATTATGACTGTTGGTAAAAATAAAAAAATGACAAAGGAAGAATTCATTGAACTAAATAATAGCATAAAAAATTCAATAATTGAAAAATATGGCGATATGGCTTACTATGTGATAAATGATATTTTTAATGTTGGATTTATGGAAGATATCTGTATAGAACTCGGATATACAGTAACACGTTGTAATCTTGATTTTACTATTTATTCTAAACTATTTGATGAGAATGGTAAAGAGATTGGAGTCATTAGTAATCAAGGAACACCTAGTATTGAGATTTATAAAAGACTAAAAAAACATGCTATTAAAATATCAAAAAATGAAAATGTAATTTCACCTATAGAAGGAATTCATAGAATTTTAGATTGGCATACAGTTGAAGGTAAATTACACAAATTAGCAGGTGGTGAAATAATTTTACATTTTAAGCCATTAGAAATTACTGATGAAGAAATTAAAGAATTTGATAATAGAACAAAAATGCTTGATTTATTAAAAACGATGGTGACAAAAAATGATAATGTTGTGAATTAATTTTCACAACATTTTTTTATATGAAAAACGGAAAATGTTTTTTAATATATACATAAAAATAACAAATTAATATGTTACCAAGAGATACTACTATTAGACAATTAAAAAAGTTAAGAAAGGAAACAAAAGGAAAAGACATTGGAGATTTAACAACTAATGATAGATTGAATAAAGGTATTCCAAATTTACAATATATAGGAAATCCTGTTGATAACCATATAAGTAGCTGGGAAGAATTTGCTGCAAAGGATAGTAAACTACAAACAATAGCATTCAAATCTAAATTAGTAAATAAATCAGTGAAAGAAAATAAATATAGTAATATGAAAGATATAAAAAATGTATTAAAATTTAAAGATTTTGATGAAAACGTTGAAAAAACAGCCCATCATGTAACAGAAGGACCAGAAAAAGGTAATAATAAAATTGTAAACTCAGAAACACCAAATGCTGAACCAGATACTAAAAAATCAAAGTCTAATATTGATACAATAAAGGAAGCTAATGAAATGCCAAAATATACAATGTTAGGTCAAGAAAAAGATAACAAATCAAATCCTCTTTTTGGTATTGGAGCAGTTAAAGCACAAGAAATAAAGAAAATAACTGATTTTAATGTTATTGATCCACAAACACCAAAAGAAAGACCAATATTAAATGCTGGAGTATTTATTGATAATGATATAGTTAAAGGATATGTTAATAGAATAGAAGGTAGAGATGTTTATGTTGAATCTGTTGATGAACCAATGGTAATAAAAAAGTTTAATATTAAAGATGCTGTTAAAATAAAAAAAGATAAAAAAGAATAAAAAAAGCTACTCATTTGAGTAGCTTTTTGTTTATAATAATTCATTAGCTATATTTGCTAATTCAGATCTTTCACCTTTCTCTAATGTTACATGAGCATAAATTGCCTGATTTTTTATCTTTGCTATTAAATGTGATAATCCATTACTTTGTGCATCCAAATATGGAGTATCAATTTGATTTATATCACCAGTAAAAATAATTTTAGTTCCTTCTCCTGCTCTTGTTATAATTGTTTTAATTTCATGTGGAGTTAAATTTTGAGCTTCATCAACAATGAAAAATACATTAGATATACTACGACCACGAATATAAGCTAATGGAGTAATAACTAATTTTTCATCTTTAACGCAATCTTGAATAAATTTATATTCTTTATCACTATCTTTGAATTGACTTTGTATAAATTTTAGATTATCCCAAAGTGGAAGCATATATGGACTTATTTTCTCATCAACTGAGCCAGGAAGATAGCCTAAATCCTTACCACTCAATGGTATAATTGGTCTAGCTAAAAATATTTGTTTAAAATTTCTCTTCTGACTAAGTGCTGCAGCTAATGCCAATAAAGTTTTTCCTGTTCCAGCAACTCCTTGTAACGATACTAGTTTGACATCAGGGTTTAGTAATGCATGTAATGCGAATACTTGCTCAGAATTTCTTGGTGTTATTTTATAACAAGTTTCTTTATCAATTCTTTCAACCATTTTTTTTGATGCATTGTAATATGCTAATGCAGATGCTGCCGAAATAGTTGATTTAATAATAAGATATTTATTGTTTAGTAAATTTGTAATTCCAAGTTCTTGAGGAGTACAAACATTATCTTGATATAATTTAGTAATAATGTCATCATTATCTAATTCTATTGTTGATCTACCTGTGAATAATTTATCAGTATCTTTAATTTTACCTGTTAAATAATCTTCTGAGTTAACATTTAAAGATTTTGCTTTTAATCTTAAATTTATATCTTTTGATACAAGTATAATCTTTTTATCAGGATATTCCTCTACCAATGACAATGCGGTATTTAAAATTAAATGATCTGGTTTTGTTGATTTGAAAACTAAACAAGCATCAGTTGTTCCAGTTGTTTCATTCATCACTACTTTTACTCTACCTTTTCCTTTGCCAATAGGAATCCACTCACTTAAATTACATTTTGATGCTAATTTGTCTGTTTTTCTAATAAATTCTCTTGCTTCATAATTAATTGTATCATTACCTTTTTTGAAATCATCTAATTCTTCGAATACTGTAATAGGAATTGCAACATCATTTTCTTCAAAATTGTAAATTGCATTGTGATCGTAAAGTATTACACTTGTGTCAAGTACAAATATTTTATCACTTTTTTCTTTTTTAGCCATTTATTTTAATTATTTTTTTGTTTGTTATTATTAATTTTTATTATATATTTTATATGTATGGTCATAATCATTCTTTTCGTCTTTTGATTTAAATTCTTCTGATACACAATACCATTTATCGTCAAGTTCTGGAAAAGTTGTATCTCCATCTATAATAGTAAGAACTACAGTCAAATATACAGTATCTGAAATATCTAAAAATTGTTTGTATATACTACCACCTCCTGTTATAAAAACTTCATCTCCATACATGTTAGCTGTTTCTAATGCATCTTCTATTGAATATACTGGAATAGTATCAGGTTCATTAAAACTCTTGTCTAATGTCAATACTATATTTGTTCTATTTGGTAATGCTCCTTTTGGTAAAGAATAAAATGTTTTATCACCCATGATAATAGGTTTATTAAGAGTCAATTCTTTGAATTTTTTAAGATCACTGCTTAATCTCCACAATAATTTATTATCTTTTCCTATCACCAAATTTTCTGATACTGCTACAATTATATTTACTTTCATTCTTTATTGATTAATTTAAATTATTTATATTATTTTTCATGTAAAGTTTAATAAATAACTATTATCAAAAAAACAAAAATTCATTTTTTTTATTTAATATATATAATTGAATAAAAATAGACATATGAATTTTAATATATAATATACAAAATTAATATACAAAAAAAATAATATTGAAAAAATGACAAAAAATATTTTAAGTTTAAATGATTTCAAAGGTAAGAAATCTACTACACAAGAATCTTCAGTAAATGAAATGGTAGACGCAATTGACGATTTCTATCGTGTTAGTGTCGATGTAGATCTACCAAAATCATTAGTTGGTTCATTTATTAAGAAAGTTAAAGAAAGTTCAGGAAAAGATTTAAGAGCTGAAATGGGTGAAAAAAGATTAGCTGAAAGATTAGTACAATGGGCTAATGAAAACTATTTGAATATTGAAAATCTTCCAGTTGAAATAGTAACAGGATCTGATAAAGGACCAGTTCAAGCACAGCCACAAGCACAAGGTGCTCAAGATGAATTTGGAGATGAATCACAAGTTCAACCAGCACAAGGAGCACAAGCACAAGCTCAAGTTCAGCCCGGAACAGCACAAGCTCAACCTGCAGGTAGTACTCAAGCTCAAGTTCAAGCAACTATTCAACCAAGTGCTCAATCTGCTGCTGCACAAGTTCCAGCACAAGAAATTTAATTAGAATTTAACAAAAAAAAAGATTATTACAATTAAGTAATAATCTTTTTTTTTATGTAATTTTTTTTATTTAATCTAAATAATCTGGAGTTTTCAAAATAAGTCTATCAAATATATTTAAAAGTCTTTCATCTGATAAAAAAGATTCAGCTAATTCATTTTTGTCATCATTATGACTCATATATTTATATCCATTATCAAGAATATAAATTATGATAGATTCTTGTTCCTCATCTGTTAAACTAAGAATAAAAATCTTAACTTCATCTTTCTGTTCAGATGTCATTTTCATAATGTCAAAATTTTTGATTGAATCATAAAATTTTGAATTTTTGATTACATCAAATTCCTCAATTTGTTTAAATTTAATTTCTTCCATAATTTTTTTATATATTTTTAAATTTTAAATATTTTAAATGTATAATCTCCATCATCTTGTACTGCAAACTCAGTTTCAACAGACCAATCATTAAATGGAAAATCAAATCCATCATCAAAATAAACATAATTATCATCAATAGTATGAACTTTGGTGTTTTCTTTAATACTACCATCTTCATAGTGCTTATATTCAACATAAACTTCATCTCCTACTTTAAGGAGTTTTAATTCTGATAATGTATACAATTTTTTCATATTTCAATTATTTATAGTACAAAGATACAACATTATTAGTAATATACAATACAATATAGACAAATAATATTCATTTAATTATAATTAACAATATTAGTTAAAAATTAAATGATATTTAAAATTTAATATATAATAAAAATTAATAAAAAATATGTCAATAAAACGCTATAGTGATTTTGATACATCAAATGTACAAAATATTCCTACTGAATCTAAAATATCAATAGATAATTATTCTAAAGATGAAACTATTAAAGAAGAAGTGTTATTAACGCCTAAAGATAGCTCTGATTTGACAATTGAAATATTAGAAGAAAAAATAATTAAATTTAATAGCGGGCATATAACTGATATTCTTGAAACAATAAAAAATAAGTATTCTGATACTGATTACTTCATTAGAAAAAAAGATAATCAATTGCATATTGTTAAGTATAATGAAACATTAAAAATGAATATTAATGAATTTGTTAATAGCTTATTGAAATTCTACTCCACAAAACCTGAATTGAAAAAAATAACAGAAGGAATAAAAGTAAAAGGAAATGATAAATTTTCAATTGTTGAAAATATGCATCCAAAATATTCTGAAAAGTTTATCAATGATATAACATCTTTACTCTCAAAGAAAAATTAAACAGTTAAATAGTTGTATATTAGAAATATTTTTGTATCTTTGTAATCTAATTATAAAGATATAAATTTATGGCCGCACCAAAACTTCCAAAAGATATAAATTATTGGTTAAAAAAAGGCAAATCTGGAAAAGATGTATGCTTAATTACACACGATGACTTAGATGGAATAGTATCAGCAATTATAATGAAAAATTATTTAATTCATCAAGGTTTTACTATTAAAAAGTATGGTATTATAAATTATCAAGAAGGAGTTGATGCATTTAAACTTGATAATAGTTTAATTAATATCACATTAGACTTTGCTAATGATGATGAGACATTTGATTACTATGTTGATCATCATGGAATTTTTTCAGAGGAGGAAAAAATAAAAGCTCAAAAGAAAGGTAGTATAAAAACTAATACTGGCTCTGCTGCTGAAGGGTTAGCTATTCAATTAGGCATACCTTTTTCAAATGATACAAAAGATTGGATAGATATGATAGATTCAGCAAAGTATGATGAATATGATGTTGATATAAAAGGAATATTAGATTTTGACTTAAATAATATTATCAATAGTCCTAATGCAAAATTAAATTTTGCAGCATCTTTCAATCAAATGCTTAAACGTTCTGATCACAAAACATTTATTGAAGTTATAAATGCTTCTAATGAGCCATCAATATATAATATATTCAGACTATTCAAAATATTCTATCCTAAAAATAATCCTAATTTCAAAAATGGTGATGAGCCTGAATTTGTATCTGATGCATATTCTAGATTATCTCAAATGAAAACAAAAACTAGGGGAATTGGAGATAAATCACAAGGCTTCACAGAAGATGGTAAAAAAATAATATTTTCATCACAAGATGAATTTTGGAAAAAATTTGCGCAAAACATTCCATATATAAATTATGATGATGATGGTAATGCTATAAACTCAGATGAATTAAAATGGCAAGTTAAACCTGTGGTGTATCAAATAATTGGAAATTTAATGTATGTACCATCAGGAACTTGGGCTAATGCATTAAGAGCGAAATCTATTTTTTCACAAGATGTTGAATCAGGAATAATAAAAAATAATCCTAAACTAAACTTCGTTTTACTACAATATGGAAACACTCTTCAAATTGCAAATTTGACTACTAAAATGTCAGATATGTCAGAAGAAGATTTACCAAAAGACAAAAATGGATTATCAATTGACAATTTAGGATCATATATGAATGGTTTGTTAAAAAATTTCAATCAATATATGGATTATAATGATGAAAGAACTGTTGCAGGAGGACATCCTGGTATCGGATCAATATCTAATATATTCAAAAGCTGCAAAAAAGATAATTATAAAAATATAAAATTTTTAGATTTATTAAGAAATAAAATTATTAATGATATTTCAGGAGTTAAATGGGGTATTACAATGGCTTGGAATGAATCAGACGAAAAAGGAAAAGTATTTGCTCCTGATGAAGTTAATAAGAAACTAATTGACATTGAAAATATCAGTAGTGAAAATGATATTAAAACTGAGAATGATGAACTTGAAATATTAAATTATATTGTTATTAACAATATTAAAGATAAAATATTATTTTTTAAAAATGAAACAATTAGAAAAATTTACGATATTTGGTTGAGTACAGATTTCTATGAAGTTAAATCTAAAAAAGTAAAGCCAGATGATTTAGAAAAAATATACTTCAAAAAAAATAAAGAAATAGAAAATAGTATATTATTTAAAGAAATTTACACCAGATTTGAATTAAATGATATTTATAGTGATACTCTAATAGATGCAAGAAAGACACAAAGGAAAGAGCTTAAAAGGGTATTCAAATACATATTCAATATAATGAATAGTTTTTATATTAAGAATGACATAAAGAAAAAATATGATAATATTATAAAAACAAAAAAGACACTTATTTAAGTGTCTTTTTTTATTATTTTTTTTATATATAATAAAAAATAAAAATAATATAATGAGATATATTAAAAATTATGAGGAAAAAATTAACGAAGAATTTAAAATACCTCAATTTATTAGAAATTATAAAGAAACAGGAGATTTAATAAAAGATAAAGTATATGAAAATCTTCAAATCGCAAAAGATAAAATAAATGATCCCGAAAATATTCGTAAATTAAATGATTTTTTAGATAATGTAGAAGAGACAACTACAAAAATTTCTAATACAATGAAAAATAATAGAAATCTAAAAATAATAGAAAATATGTTGACTGGTAGTAAATGGATTGCTATTGTAACATCAGTTTACCAATTAATATTTAATACTACAATATCACTCACTAGTTTTAGTTTAGGTGGAATAGGGGCAATTAAAATTGCATTGTTTTTATACATATTAAAATTAATAGTTAATATATTTAGGAATTATAATAATTTTATATCCTTGACAAAAGCAGCTAAAGATTTTGTCATTAATATAACCAAAATATTTAAGACTACTAATAATTCAAACAATCCTGTCATAAATAATAATTCGTCTGATAATATTAGTGAAAGTTATATTCTATATTTGACAGAAAAAGGAATTATATAAAAAAAATTGTTTTAATGAATCACGTAAAATTAATTACAGAGATGTATAATAAAAATCCAGAGTATGAAACAAACTCATTTGGATGGAAAATTCCAGTAAGAAATTATATTGATGATGTATTTGATCATATATCATACATATATTGTAATGATAAACATATAAGTGAAAAATCATTTAATCAATTAGATGAAGCAGATTCTTATATAAAAAGTATTTTTGATAATAATTCAGAAATATTAGAAGAAATTAATAATCTTAAAGATAAAAGAATAGAGTATACAGCAGAGTTTATTTATGATAGATATTTTAAAAATGTAAATTGATAATATGAAAGTAAATAAATATAAAGAATATTTAAAATTTAAAGATAAGTATGAAATTATTAGACAAGAAATTATGAATCTAATAGAAGAATATTATATTTTTAATGATAATTTCAGAATAGAACATCTTGGAGATACAAAGCATAGCTATATGTCAATTACTAATTTAAATAAATCTGATGAAAAAGATTATGAAACTGGAGAATATTGGTATTGGGTTGAATACCACTATCCGTATGCAGATAAAAATTTTGATAAAATAAGTCAAAGTGAATTTGATGATATTATGAAATTTATAGACAATCCTGAAGTATATAAAAAAGCAAAAAAATTTAACTTGTGATATGAAAGTAAATAAATTTGAAGAAATAAACGAAAGTTCAAGAGTAAGAGGATATTATATTAATTCTGAAAATGGTGAATTAAGAACAGGATATACTCACAATTCTAATATTTTTTTAACTGATGAAGAATATAAAAGAATAAAAGGATTAGCAGATAGTATTAAAGCATCTTGTGAAAATTATAATGATATGAAAGAAACTAAAATTTCAATGCTAAGAGCAGCAATACATAAAGTTAAAGATGATTCTGAATTTATGAAGACAACAAATAAATTTAATATTTAATTACATATGAAAAATGTAATATTATTATTAACTAAATCATCATCACAGGTTATTATTAATCAATACAACAAATTAAAAACAGAATTAAATCCCGAAAAATATGACATTTTTATTTTATATCATGATAAAATTAATAATATTCCTAATATAATAAAAAATGAAAATTATTTTTCTTTTAATAACAACATTCTACAAGAATTAAATTTTAAACCGATTGGTAAATTTTTATTACCAGGTAGTAATCACTTTCCCCTTTTTAAATTTAAAAAAATTCATTCTGAATACAAATATTATTGGATAATTGAAGATGATGTTAGATTCAATGGTAATTGGAATACATTTTTTGGTGAATTTGAAAATTTTAATTGTGATTTTTTATCATCTAATATGAGAAATTATATAGATGATTCATCATGGTGTTATTTTAATTCATTGTCTCACCCTATTATAAAAATAAAAGATGAAAATAAAATAGCATCATTCAACCCAATATACAGAATATCAAATAATTCAATTGATTATCTTAGTGATATGTTTTTAGATGGTTGGTCTGGACATCATGAAGTATCAATTTCAACTTTATTAAATTATGGAGGATTTCATATTGCAGATTTTGGAGGTAACGGAAAATACACTCCAGATGAATTTAAAAATAAAAATTATAATATAAATGATAGTAAAACTCACATTTATAGACAGATTTTCACTGAAGTAGGAAATATTCCTGATGTAATTTATCATCCAGTTAAAAATTTTAAAAATAATTAATAATTATTTTCTTTTAGATGCTAATATAATATCAATTGATTTGTTGATGTCTCTATCAGAAATTCTCATATCTTTATACTTATCATGTATTTCTACTTCAGTATCTCCTATATTAATTTCCTTCAATTCTTCTTTAAGATCTTTGAAAAACTCTTTCATACTTTTTTGTAATTTATATAGAGTCTCAATACAATCTTTCATTTCTCTTTGAAACATTGATACTGCTTGAAATAAATCTGCATCAGAACTACCATTATCTATTTGTTTCATTAGATTAATTAATCCTCTTTTAGAACAGGATATAGAGAATTTTAAATCAGAAATTGCAAGAGCATCATTTTTAATTATGTTATTTATATTTTTATTTAACATAATATCTTCTGATAAATATAAATTTGCTATACATTCTAATGTTTCTTTTGATTCCTCTCTGATTACTTCCAAATCTTTTTCATAATCATGCATTTCAATTTTAAAATTCAAGTCTATGTTATTATTAACTGGAAAAAACTCAGATGGATCAAAATCCAATTCTTCTTGAGCATCTTCTATTTCAGTTTTTAACTGTTCTATATTTGATTGAAATGATTCTCTGTAGTCTTGTGCGGTTGGTGTTTCACTTTTAGCCATAAAAATAACTTTAATTTTTTAATATATATAAATAAATATAAGTTAGAATATATAATATGATAAAAAAATATAACATGTTTCTATTAAATGAAAATATATCTATGTCAAATGAAGATATAATTGAAATACTAAAATCATTAGAGACAGAAGACAATAAAAACTCTATTTTAATTAAAAGATTAGTTAATTATACTGATAAAAGTGGTAAGAATGTACTAATGAGCGTAGTATCATCTAATAATATTGATTTAATAGATTATATTTTGAAATTTGATGTAAATTTAAACCAAGTAGTAACAAGTACTGGAGAAAACGTATTATTTTTTTGTAAAAACATTAATGTATTTAAAAAATTATATGAATTAGGAGCCAATGCGAATCAAATTACTAAAATTGATCGTACAGTATTAAATTCACTATCAAGAAAGAAATTATTTAATGTTGAGTTATATCAAAAAATAATTACAGATGATGTTGATATAAATAAAATTGATATGAATAATGAATCTGTTCTTACTGGATCTATATTAAATAAAAAAATATTGGAATTATTATTAAATAACAATGTGAATTTGAATGGATTGGATCAATCAAATTTTTTATATAGGTTATCTTATGAACTAAATTATTATCCTAAAAAACAAAATATAATATTAGACATATTTAAAATCCTATTTAAAAATGGAATGATAATTCAAAACGAGACAAATTTTATAAATATATTAAGATTAGATTCAAATAATATAGATATTATATATGATTTCATTGTTCCACTAAATAAATATATAACTGATAATATGATAATATTAATTTATGATAAATTATGTCATGAATCTGGAATGGATAGAATAAAGATGGCTAATAAATTATTGAGATTAGGCTCATATCCTAAATTCTACAATAAGTTAAAAAATAGTTTTAGAGAACAATTCTATATCGAATTCGCTGATTATATAAAGGAGAATCCATTTTATGAAGATGCCGAAAAATTTAACTTGTAATATTAATATATACACAAATATGAAACATTTAAAAAAATTTGAGACTAATTATAACTATAGTAGCACTGAGCCATATATTATAGAATTTGAAATAGTAAATAAAATAATTGAGTTTATTAAAACAAATAAGTTGAAATATATTGACAATATTAAAATATATGATGGTGAATATTATATAACATTAGGAAAAATTGGAAATTATGACAATACTTTATTGAAATATAAATATCCAGGTGATGAGCCAATAGAAATTATGATAGGCATACCTAGAAATGAAGGAGTTGATATTAATAATAGTATATTAGAACAAATAAGAAAATTAACAGAAGAAGATATTAACGTTCTACATACTAAACAAGCATCATCAAAATTTAACATATAACACAAAAATAACATAAAAATTATGGAATATTACGATCAATCGTATTTAGACTTATTCAAAAAAGTTAATACCCAAAAAATTGAAACATCAAATCAATCATATGAACAATTAAGAGGAAATGATAACTCATTTAATTCTCAAATGTTAAAAGAAACTCCTGATTATACTAATTATAACAAAAATTATAGTAATTTTAATAATCAAAATTTAAATGAAGTAAGAAGACAAGAATACTCACAAGATTTCAATATTAATGAATTTAATATTGAAACAAGAGTAAATGGTCAGATTATAAATGAAGTTAAACAAGAGGAAAAAGGAAATAAGTTAAATGAAGTTATGCAAAAACTTCGTGACGAAAGACTAAATGAAATTAAACAATCACAAGAACTTCAAAGTTTAAATGAAAATATTGATTTTTCAAATTCTGATTACATATCAGTAGAAATGTTTGAAAAAGCAAGATACAATTCAATGATGCAAGTCGCTAATAGAATTAATCCAAGATGAAATATAATAAAAATGAAATTGGAAATGTTTAAAGAATATTACATAGGAAGAAAAGGTTTTTATCATAATAAAAATGTAATAATTATATCTAACAGATACGATGAAATCGAGTATCAAGATTTTGGTTTTATTTTTGACAATTTTGAGATTTCTATTTTTTTTGATGATGGTTCTAAAAAAATAGTTAAATTGAAAGGCAATTTAATAAAAAGACAAATTAAACTAAAATTTTAAAAATGATTTTTATTATTTAATATATACAAAAAAACAGAAACATACACATGAATAAGATCAAAGATTTTAAACAATATAATGAAAGTTTATCTTTAACTGAAAAATTGTCAGATTTACAAATAGAATACAGAGAATATTTCAAATTTATACTTGATTGTTATGATGTAAAATCACCAGCCAAATTATCAGATGAAAAGAAAAGTGAATTCTTTGATAACGTAAACAAGTATTGGACTAAAGGAAAAGGTGCAACTAAAGATTTAGATAAAATAAAAATAGATATCTGCGGTGAAGAAAAAGTAATTAAAAAATAATATATATACAATATAAAAATAAAATAATAAACACATGAAAGATAGCAAATTAAATAATCTACTTAGCATTGATAATTTCTCTGAAAAAGAAGTTTTCAAAAACGCAAAAGCAACTAAAAGAACTGAAGTAGCAAAAGACATTTTAGAAAGAAAAGAAGAATCTGGTGAAAACGTATCAGAAAAATCAAAAACCAAAGAAGAACATTCATATGGTAAATTAAACAACCTTTGTGATCTTGAAAATTTTACTGAAAAAGATTTTTTCAAAAGTTATGGTCCAACTAAACGTACTGATGTAGCAAAAGACATTCTTAAAGAATTCAAAAACATCAAAGCAGATGATGACGAAGATGATGATAAATATGAAAAGAAAGGTAAAGTCGTAAAAAAACTTAAAGATGACGATAAGAAAGATAAAGACGATAAGAAAAAACCAATGAGCAAATCTAAAAAAGAAGATGAAGATGAAGATGACAAAGATGGAAAAAAAGAATTGTCAGCAGCTCAAAAGAAATTACCTGAAAGTTTACAAAAGGTTATGCTAAAAAGAATGAACAAATAAAATTATGAAAAAAACTTATTTTTTTGGATGGACAAATATTAAAAAATTTATTACTGAAATAATAAAAATGTATTCGAATAAAGATTCTTATTTTTCTAAAAAGAGAGTAGAATCATCTATTGCATTTATAATTGGACAATGGGGTATGATTTATTTTTTACTTCAATCAATAAGCACATTATCAGCGGGAGATTTCGCAATCTGGGCTGGTGTAGAATTTGCAGTAGCTGGATATATTGTTCATTATATACAGCAAGAAAAAAAGGTTATAAATACTGTTGATACTACTAAAACTGATTCTAATGATAATACAACAGCAATCAATACAGTTAAAACTGACTCTACTGAAAAATAATTCACAAAATTAAAACAAAAAAAAGCTTCATTTTTTATGAAGCTTTTTTTTATTTTGACATTTTTAATTCTTCATCTTTAATTCTATTCTTTGAAACATTAAAATATTTTATATCTAATTCAATTCCTATGAAATTTCTATCATATCTTAAACATGCAATTCCAGTTGTTCCACTACCCATGCAATTATCTAATACAGTATCACCTTTTTCAGTGTATGTCTTTATTAACTCACTCAGTAAATCTATGGATTTTTCTGTTGGATGCTTTACTATACTTGGATGAGGTTTAGGAAATTTCCAAATTGATTTAGGGTATTTTAAAGTTGTTCCTGCTCTTGAATCATCAGTACTTTTAAATTTACCATAATTTTGATTCTTAGGAATTTTATTCATATATGTTTTACCTTTAGAATGTAAAGGAACTCCAGTGTCTATCATTTGAGGAAAATACTTAGGTAATTTCTTATAAAATACTGCAATCTGCTCATGTGATCTAAGTGGCATACGTTTAGAATTTAAAAATCCTGTTGTCAATTCTTTGTCCCAAATAATATCATATCTAAACATCTTTCTATTGCTATTAACCAAGTCCACATAGAACAATCCTTGAGCAAACAATACAATTGCACCATTAGACTTTATTATTCTCTTATACTGCTCCCATAAAGGTTCAAATGGTATTTTCAAATCTTTTTTATTTTGGGTAACTCCAAAAGGCAAATCGCACAAAATCAAATCAACAGATTTATCTGGAATATCTATCATCATCTCTAAGCAATCACCATTTTTTAAATCATACATATTATTTTGTTATTTTATATTATTTTATTTTATATTATTTTATATGTTATTATTGGTAAAAAGATTTAATTTTTTTGCAATATCCTTTATATTTTGTTGGAATATCACTATCAAAATCACAAATATTCCATTCCTGTTGATTAATCATTGAAGATAATGTTCTTTGGGAATTTTCTCCAAACATTATCTTATGAGAAGGATGAGAATCTACCCAAGCTCCATGTAGCATACTCCAATAAACTAATGATTCCCATTTAGTTGAAATTTCCATTGGACAAAATAATTCTACAGTATCACCAGCATATATATTTTTACCAAAATCATCTTTGTATATTAAATATTTCTTCTTATAATTTTGTATTGTCATTTGATTTAGAAATTATTTCATTTAATTTATCAAGTCTTATTTTTATTTTTTCTTTTCTTATTTGTTCAATCTTATATTGTTGACTTAATATAGTCCACTCCTTTAACATGCTAGTAACTGAATTTGTCTTTATTTGATCAGGTAATTCATCTCGACTGAATTTAACATCAAATTTTGTTTCGTCTATTGTTATTTTCATTTTAATTTTTTTAATTTTTTATATCTAATATATGATTTTGTTTCTTGATGTTCATAATAACTCCAAATTTCTTTCAATTGAGATTCATCTTTAATACGACTTTCATCATCAATCTCTATAACATTAACATAAAATGTTTTTGGTGTGAAAGGAATTTTTATTGTTTGTTTGCTTGTAATACTTTCATTCTTATTATTAAGTGCTCCGCCAGTATATGATGAATTATTTTCATCAACAAAAACAATTGCATCCAAATAATATGGACTACCATCAGTTGATACTTTAAAAACAGCACTACAACGATTATTCTGAAATAACATTTCACTATCATCCATAGTCACATCAATCCATTCATCATCAGTACACATGATAGGTGCAATTGGCTTAAAATTAGCTAATTTTGTAAAATAACTAATAGCATATGACGCTGAAAACCCAGAATGTCCTTGTTTAGAAAAAACTTCTAGTAACTCTAACACATTTTCTTGTACCCATTTATCTGGATCATTTTCACATTCTTCAACAGGTTTATAACCTATTTTTAGAAATTCTCTTTTAGCGTGTTCTATTAAATTACTCATTTTTATTATCTACTATTTTTCCAAGTTTATTTCTTCTTAATATATTATTAAATACTTTGTATAATTCTGTATCAGATTCTAATTTATTTATGATTTGATTTGCTTCTAATATCAACAATTTTTCATGCTCATTTTTTTTTTCATCTTCAGTCATATTCAGAAGTCTATCAATTTCACATCTATAAACATCTAATTGATTTTTTTTTAATTCTTTAAATAATTTATTGATTTGTTCGAACTGTTTATTACTTTCATAAAATGGATTAATTGAATTGATTATAGTTTTTATTATATCTTTAAAAAGTTTCATTTTAATTTTTTTAATTTTTTTAATTTTTCTTTTCTTGAATTGTAATTTATATATCTGTGACATCTATTACAAGCCCAACTATCTGGCTCATATTGTTTATCTGGTTGATATGGTTTGTGACCATTTATTTTACAAATCAATGGCATAAATGTATCATCAAAAGTAATTCTATCAAAATTTTTAATTAATTTCCAAGTTTTATTCCAATTCTTATATTTAATATAATGAAATAAATTTTGTGTTTCTCTACCACATCCCATAACTATTCAACATTTTTATTTTTAATTTTCTATATTCTTTTATTGACATAAAATCACATTCAAGATACCAACTTTGAATAGTGGTTCCAAATTTTACAGAATATAAAATATCAGATAAATTATCTGAATATCGATATGAATATCCATATATTTTATATGTTTTATACTCCTTGAGATTCCATCCATAAATATTTTTAGAATTATTTATGAATATAACGTTATCACCAACATGAAACTTCATATTTTAGATATTAAAAATTAAATGATTTGTTTTGTGTTTTTGGTTTTTCTGATGTGAATAATGCATCGAATTGTCTCTTGTTAAATTCTGTGTCTCCATATTGTCCATCAACATGATATTTATTGTCTTTGGTGTGTGAATAATTGTAGGTTTTGTTATTTTCAAACTGCCCGTAATCTAGCTTACATATAGCTCTCATTATTATTTATTTATTTTTTATAATATATTTATTACTTTACCATATACATTTTTGGTCCAGCCATTTATGTGTCCTTTATTGTTACCGATAAGAACTCCTTGTTCTAAGTTTTTTGATTTTACTAAGTGAGTATATAATTTTCCGTGATATTTACAATAAACAATATCTCCTACATTTACTGATTCCCAAGTAGCTGGTTCTAATGTTACAGGTTGTTTTGATTTTATTAATGGAAGCATTGAGTTTCCTGGCTCTTTACTAATAATTGTTTCTCCAGCTAAAAGTCTTTCAACTTTATTATTTGTCATATGATTTTTTATTTATAATTATAATTATGATGAACTGATGCAAAAACTCTTCCACTAACTTCTATATTACTATAAATTCCTTCTGGCGTGTCACATTTTATATCATAATTTACTGTGTAACCATCATTACTCCATTCTGCAGTTATAATTGATCCACAATTATATACTCTATTCCAATCATTAAATCCTTTACCTCCGTGATCACAAGAAGAACCACAATATGGACATGTTTTATATTCTTTATTGTGATTCCAATCAAAATCACCTTTTTGTCCGTTTAAAATGTATTTTGTCATAAAAAGTTTGTGTTATTAAATAATTTTGTTATCTTTGCAAAATCTAGTTGAGTCTAGTTCGGTTTAAAATTATATCACTTATATCACATAAATAAAAAAAGTTTTATATTTTTTAAAAACATTCAATTCAAAAAAGTATATATAAAAATTAAAGATAAAATAATACATAAAATGAAGAAAAAATTAGATAAATATTAGATTATTAAAAAATAATCTAATAAAAAATGAAAAGAATCAAATGTAAAAAATCAGATGTAGTAACTGACAACAGAACCTACAACATTCTAAATAATGATAATACAGATCCTTATTGGGACGAAGGATTACACTTTTATCCAGAACAATCAAGAATAACAAGAAAGTTTAAAAAGAAACAATTGCTAATGTATCAAATAAGAATGTATAAAACTTGGAAGCACAATAGAAGTAATCAATATAAAGTAAAATAATTATGTTTTTTTTTAAAAGTAAAATAAATGAATTGACATATTTACGTCAATATACACATCATAGTGATTATGATTCATCAGAAAAAATGAAATATGAATCAATTGATAGTATTATGAAATACTTCAGAAAAATGATTGATATTGATGAAAAATGTGGATTATCAATAGAATCAAAATTTAAAGATGTTATTTATCCTGTTTTTGATTTAGATTGTAAATCTAAATATGAATTATTTAAAACTTTACATGAAGATACTCCATATGTAATATTCATAAGTAGTTGTAACGATGACGATGATGATGAAAAAAAATATCACTATTGGGGAATTATTGGAAATTCTAACAAAAAATTCAAAGAATTAATATCAAATCAAAATTGGAAAATCTGCAATGATAATAATTATGTAAAATTTTCAACAGAAATAAGTAAAATTCTAATTAGAGGAATATTTGAAAATAAAAATAGAAAGCCAAAATTATTTGAAAAAAATGGTATTCTATCTGAAGATTTTGAAATGTTCATATCTAAATTAGAAAGTCATTATAATACTAATGGCTTTGAATTGTCAGTATTAAGATATAAGAATACTGAACTATTGATACAATTCAATAGAAAATTAAAATTGAAAAAGATAAATTATAGTGAAAAAGAATAAAAAAAATGAAAATATTTTTAATGTAGTTAACTTAGATTTTGCAAGCTTATATCCATCCTCATTTAAAATTGATGAACGATTGATTGCTGAGCTAAATAGAAAAAAAACAAATGAAAAAAGACGGCAAAAGCTTGAAAAAATAAATAACTTAAAATGAAAAAAATAGTAAATGGATGTTTAAATTGTCCTTTTTGTCATACTGAGTATGATTATGATACAATAGGAAAACCAGACACTGATGTATGTGTATTGTCAAATTATTTAAAATTAAATAATCCTTATATTGATTTGAATGAAAATGAATATAAACCAAAATGGTGTCCTCTTATAAATGATGATTATACTTTTAAATTTAAAGAATTTTCTGATAAAACAAAAAATGAGATACTAACTTTAAATAAAAAAATATCTGAAAATGAATACCAATATGGACAAGATTATGAAAATGATGAATTTGATTATATTGCGAATAACATAGAAAACAAAGAATTATATAAAAAATTAGATGAATTGATGAATAATGATGAATTATCTGATTACAATGAAGACATCAAAGAAGAATTTAATAATAGTATAGATCAAGTTAAAAATCAATTGAAAAATTTAGAAGCACTTGGTACAAAATTAAACGATGAATTGAACAATTTAGGTAATATACATTAATCTAAATATTATGAAAATAATACCTATAAAATCAAAAAAACAAGATAATGGTTTGTGGGGTATGCCTAAAAATTGTTATTATATCGAACACTATTTTCAATTAGAAGAAAGAAATGAATTTATTTTATCTGCATTAATAAATTGTTTGAATACTAAATTTAATGAGAGATTTGAAATGTCTCTTTTGAGTGAAAAAAAGATTTATTTTAAATTTGAAAAACATGGAACTGTGATTCTTTCATTTAATGATTATGAAGTATTTAATGATAAGTTGTATGAATTTGATAATGTTAATGAACATAATATTTTTATGAGAAAACAGAAATTAATAGAAATTAATGTATAAATACAACAGCAATTCACCAGAATATCAAAAATTACTTGAAGAATTAAAATTATATTATATAAATATACTTAAAGAATCAGAGTTCGGATATAATGTATATAGTGTATTAAGATTTATGAAAAGTGATAATAACAATTATGATTATATTGTTTCTGTTAAATTAGAAAAAAAATATAAATTAACAGGATATCATTATGTTATAGAACATCATTATTTATCTGAACTTCAATTAAATAATATAAGCAGAATAAATAAACTGAATAAATTATGTCAGACAACATAGTATCTAATTTAGATACTAAATCATATCTACTGTTATTAAGAGAATTGAAAAAATATTATAACAAAAAATTCAATAATAAATATGATTTTAGTATTCGTGAAATAGTTAAAGAATTCAATTCATCACTTTATACTGTAGTTATTATATTTCATTATAATAGTAAACATGATAGTTATGAAATTAAAATTTTAACTGAACTTCAAGTGATTTCAATATTGAGAATATCTAAACTAAATAAAATAAATGAAAGACACAGAATTAACTAACGATGATTTTAAAGTAGGACAAATTGTCACTTGTGTAACATTTGATGATAATGATTACTGGGATCAACATTTGACAGTAGGGAAAAAATATAAAATTGAGGATATTGATTGGCATTTTGAAAATAAAATTGTGGTAAGAAGTGATAACAAAAAATTGAGTCAATTTGTACCAATACGATTTTTTTCTGATAAAAAAATAATTAGAAAAATGAAATTAGAAAAACTGAATAAAATATGTACAAAGTAGGAGATATTATGGTTTGTATTGATAATACGCCTAAATCTGATAACATTTTTTATGATTTCATTTCATATTGTTTAAAATACAAAAAATCAAATCCTTTAGAAATAAATAAAACATATACCATTAAAAAAATTCAATCATATTGGGATGATGATGGAAATTGCTATGAATTACTTGATGATACTAGCAGTAGATATCAAAATACTTCATATATGTTAGAAGAAGTTGAGGAAATATATGGATATACAGTTTTTGATATAAATAGATTTATTGGGTTAAAAGAATATAGAACATCAAAACTAAAAAAATTAAATGAAATATGACAAAATTATAGTTGGAGATTTTTTAATTTGCATTAAAAATGATTATACAAATGATAACCTCATAACAGTAAATAAAGAATATAAAGTATTAGAAATAGGTAGAAATTATAGTACAATAACAATAATGACAGATGTTGGTATCATATGCGATATAATATTTTATTCATTTTTCATTAGTAAAAGAATTTTAAGAAAAAATAAATTGAATAAATTGAATAAAATATTTTGTGAATTGGATTAATTGTTGTACATTTGCAAAAAATATTAAAAAATAGAATTAAATTAATTAAAAAAAGTAGGTAAAATTATGATTGAGTTAAAAGGTAAATATACAGACGCTAAAATATTTATAGATGAAGTTGAAGAAGGAGTCTATACACAAATATACAATGTCATTAACTCAGAAACATCTAATGGGTTGAAAGTCAGACTAATGCCAGACGTGCATGTTGGCTCAGATATTTGTATTGGGTTTTCCATGGAATTGGGTAAGTATCTCAAACCAAGCACTATAGGTGTGGATATCGGCTGCGGGATGCTAAGTGCTAGATTTTCAGGTAGAACCACATTAGATTTAGAAAAAATTGATAATCTGATACGTGAAAATGTTCCTATGGGATTTGGTATGCACGAAGATATCAAATTTAAAAATATCCCTTTTGGTGATGTTCAAGTAATTGCAGATAACTTCATTGTAAAATTTAACGAAAAATTTGGGACATCTTATGATTCTCCATCATACAATGATAAATGGCTAACATCTAAATTGAAAGATATTGGAATTGATGAAGGTAAATTTTACAAATCTATTGGTACATTAGGAGGTGGTAACCACTTTATTGAACTTGGTAAGTCAGATAAGACTAATGATTATTGGGTAACAGTCCACTCTGGGTCAAGAAACTTTGGACTTAAAATTGCGGAATACTGGACTAAAGTTGCAAGAGGTAAAGTATTTGTTGCAACCAAAGAATATAACATGGAATTGGATGACATTACAATGAATACTTATCCTAAATCTGATATTGATAAAAAAATAAAAGAATTAAGGACAAGATACAGTCTTAATATTGACAAAGAATATTTAGATGGTGAGTATCTTATTGGATATCTATTTGATATGATTTTTGCTCAACAATATGCTCTATGGAGTAGAAAAACAATGTTATCATTGATAAAAAAAGCATTGAATATCAAAAAGTTTGATGAAGAAATTCATTCAATACATAACTATGTTGATTTCAAAGATTTTATCATAAGAAAAGGTGCAATCTCATCTTATGTTGGTGAAAAAATGATTATACCATTCAATATGAGAGATGGAATACTTATATGCGAAGGTAAATCAAATGAAGATTGGAACAACTCAGCACCACATGGGTCTGGTCGTTTGATGTCAAGATCAAAAGCAAAAGAGTCAATTGATTTAAAAGATTTTCAGAAAGTAATGAAAGGTATATATTCAACATCTGTATGTAAAAGTACAATTGATGAATCACCATTTGCTTACAAAAACTCTGATATGATTGAAAAAGCTATCGAGCCTACTGCATTAATTCTTGATAAAATAAAACCAATCTTAAACATAAAAGATAAATCTGAAGGTACATCTTGGAAAGATAAGAAAGAGCAAAAAAAGAAAGATAAGCAACGTAACAACGAAAGAAATGAAGTTTCTTATCAAAAGATGAAAAAATTCTAAATAAAAAAGGATGAAAAAATTATTTTCATCCTTTTTTTTTGCGAAAATTTGTAAGATACAAATAATTTTATTATCTTTGCACAAAATATAAAAATGACAGAAGAAGATAGAAAAAAATATGAAGTAACTCTTAGAGAAAATCTATTAAAGCATATTGATGATTTAAGAGAAAAAATTTCAAGTAATGAGATTTTTCCACATGGAAGTCAAGATTTAGAATCATTAGTTGAAATTGATGATAATATTGAAGCTTGTTTAAATTGTTGGTATTATTAATCTTAAAAATATGAAACAAGTATTAGATGAAACTAAACAGATTCATTATGTAGATGAATGTGAGATTATAGAATTTATAACAATAAATTCTAACATGGAATGGAACGACTGTTGCGATTATATAAGAGAGCATAATATATCATCAGTAGAAGGTATATCTCATTGGATAAAATCTGAATTAATTGAAGAAAATAGAGATGATTATGACACAGAAGCATATTATTGGGTATTAGCTTTTTTTGAAGCACATCCTTGGATAAATAAAATGATGATTGTTTTTGACAGTTAAAAAAATATATAATGTCAATTTGTCATATACTATGACTCATTGTCATTATATTTGTTTTGGCATAAGATTTGAATAATAAGAAGTAATTAAATAATAATGTTTAAATTAGGAGAAATTGTAGTTTGTATTGATGATAGTGATGATACTACTACATATGAACCATATAAAAATTTAAAAAAATACTCAACATATGAGGTAAAGAATGACGGATATTATTTTAATACTATTAGTGTTTCATTAACTGATATAAAAGGAAGATTCAGAGTAACAAGATTCATGTCTGTTAAAGAATATAGAAAATTAAAATTAGAAAAATTAAATAAAAAATAAAAAAGTAAATTATGGGAAAAATTATTGGAATTGACTTGGGTTCATATAACTCAGCAGTATCTATTGTAGAAGGTGGACAAACAATTGTCATACCTAATTCAGAAGGATCAGTATCAACACCATCTGTTGTTGCATTTGATGTGAAAACAGGAGAAATTAAAGTTGGTGATGCAGCTAAAAGGCAAGCAGCATTAAATCCAAAAAACACAATTTTTAATATCAAAAGACTTATTGGTAGAACTTATGACGAAGTTAAACATCTAAAACGTCCTTATGACATTGTAGATAATAATGGTAAAGCTGCTGTAAAAATTGGAGATAGAATATATTCACCAGAAGAAATATCTGCAATCATTCTTCAAAAAATGAAAAAAACAGCAGAGGATTATCTTGGAGCAAATGTAGAAAGTGCTGTAATAACAGTACCAGCGTATTTTAATTCAGATGAAAGAAGTAGCACAAAAGTAGCAGGAGAAATTGCTGGATTAAAAGTAGAAAGAATTATATCAGAACCAACTGCTGCTTCATTAAACATAAAAAATGAAACTGATAAATTATATTTTATAATAGATAGTGGTGGTTGTACATCAGATTTTAGTTCAATTTCAATTGAAGATGGCTTATTTGAAGTAATAGCAACAGATGGTAGTTTAGATCTTGGAGGTAATTTAATTGATGATGCACTTGTTAATTACATTTCTGATGATTTTTTAAAAGAATCAGGAGTAGATATAAGAAAAGATCCTATGGCTCTTCAACGTGTCACAGAAGCAGCAGAAAAAGCAAAAATTGAGTTATCTAATGTTACACAAACAGAAATCAATTTACCTTATATTACTGCAGTTGACGGAACGCCAAAACATTTAGTTAAAACTATAACTCGTGCCAAATTTGAACAATTAATTCAATTTTATGTTGACGAAACAATGAAATTAATTAAATCATCAATTAAAAAAAGCAATAAGAATATAAGTGATATTGATGAAATTGTTCTTGTAGGAGGTAGCACAAGAATACCATATTTAGTAGATAACATTGAAAAATATTTTGGTAAGAAATCTAACAAGTCTCTTAACGCTGATACTGCCATAGCATCAGGGGCTGCTATACAAGGATCCGTTCTTGCTGGAGATACAACTGACATATTATTACTTGATGTTACAGCGTTGAGCTTCTGTATTGAAACCATGGGTGGTGTATCAACTAAAATGATAGAAGCAAATACTACAATACCGACAAGTAAGTCACAGGTATTCAGTACGGCTTCGGATAACCAACCAAGTGTCCAGGTTAATGTTTGTACAGGAGAAAGACCTATGTATGTAAACAACAAACACTTAGGTACATTTTCACTTGATGTTCCACCTGCTCGTAGAGGTACACCACAAGTAGAAATCACATTCAGCATTGATAGCAATTCTATTCTAACAGTCAAAGCTGTTGATAAAGCAACTGGAAAATCCAATGATATTAGAATTGAAGGTAAATCATCGTTAACAAAAGAAGAGATTGAAAGAATGAAGAATGAAGCTGAACAAAATGCTGATTCAGATAAAAAAGAAAAAGAGAAAGTTGATAAACTTAATCAAGCAGATTCTATGATTTTTCAAACAGAAAAACAAATTGAAGATTTTTCTGATAAGTTAACTGAAGAAAACAAAACTGAATTGAATTCTAAGCTTGGTAATCTTAAAGAAGCTCACAAAACTCAAAATGTTGATACTATTGATAACTGCATTAAAGAATTGAATGATTCTTGGCAAAATATTAGTTCTAAGCTTTATGAAAAATCTCAAAATGAGTCAACAAATGATTCTAATCCAACAAATGAAACTCAATCACCTAATAAAGATGATTCTGAAAATGTGACAGACGTAGATTTTGAGGAAGTAAAATAATTTTTTTAAAATAATTTAAAATAAAAAATAAAGTCAGATTAGTTCTGGCTTTTTTTATATATCTTTGTATCACGAATATTAAAAAATTATAAAACATGTTCAATATAAATAGGAAACATCTTTGTAAGAAAAACTCAAAGTATTGTATTAAAGGTAATATTTATGATATTCATATGATATCTTTTAATTGTATTTCAATATATTTGGATAATTATCCTATTTATGAAAATTTTATATTTGAGGAAGGTTATTATACATATTTAAATTTTTATGATTATTTTTATACTGAGAAGGAAGAAAGGAAATTAAAATTAGAAAATATTAAAAATGTCAGATAATAAAAAAATAAATAAAGAAAGGAAATATCGTTGCAAAGAATCAATATATGGTTTTATAATAAATAAATATTATGAAATTAATGAGATATACACATATATGATTGAGATGCGTATTATTGTTAATTATCAATATAATTATTATTGTTTCTCATTAGAAGATGATTATGATTCACTTCCTAATTTTAATAGATTTTTTTATTCTGAGAAAGAAGAAAGGAAAGTAAAATTAAAACAAATAGAAGAATCACAAAAAATCACAAAAAATAATAATATTTTACTTGAAGCATAAAAAATAGTTGTATCTTTGTATCATAATTATAAAACTAAATCAAATGGAAAATCCTTATTATCAAATGATGATTAAAAATGCAAGAGCATTTGTTCGATCAAGCAAAAATCAAGAAGATGTAGAAAATAGAATTTCTATTTTTGAAATTAGTGAGGTTCTTGCTATTTGCACTGGTAAATTAAAAGAAGATATCGTTATTGAACTCGCTGGATTTGATAAATAATCTAAATATATTTATATGACGAAAGATGAAATTTTACAGCAAATTAAAAATGAAGCATTAAATAATATTGCTAAAATTTATAATCCAAAATATAAGTTTGATTATTATGAATGTGATAATATAGGAGAGTATGGAGGTGAAGATGTAAGTTGTTCTGAACAAAGAGAGAACAAAATCAGTTCTATTATTGAAAAAATGAATAAAGACATTGAAGAAACTAAGAAAAAATATAAATTTAAATAATTTATGAATATATTAGAAAATTGCAAGAAAAAAATAGAAGAATGTTTTGGTATTATTGATTGGGAGTTTGTTGTAGTTCAGCCTGACAATGATGTCGTTACACACTATAGATTCAAAAACAAAGATGGTTATAAAGCCTTTGTGACAGTAATTAATGGAACTGAAATATGGAGTCCTTTAGTCACTGATGCGAATGATGATGAAGTATTATCAATAAAAGACAATAGGATTGAAGAAAAGTATAAGGGTAGGGACAGAAGTGAAATAAATACTGATGAAGCTATATTTTTATGTTATGTTGAAGATGATGTCATTTGTTGTGTTATTGATTATAAAGCAGAAGATGAATCATACGATGATATTGAATGTGTTAATCATCCAGATTTTAATGAATATTGGGATTGTGTTCAAGAGAATATTTTTGAAACTGATCATTTTACTACTATTGAATCTGCTAATGATTGGTTAATATCAATTGGTATGGAATATGATTCAAAACTAAATCATTAAATACTTCAGAAGTGAAAAATATCATATTTATTCTATTTTTATTTATGAGTAGTTATGTTTCATCTCAGAATAGAGTGACTACATCGGTAGGAGTTACACTTATATCTATTAAAGATACAACTATTAATACAGCCATGATGCTTGAAACCAACAAGACATATACATTATCAAAAGGAATGTCCATTCAATACATGAACAGAACATATGAAAGACCTTTAAATATTGTTAAAATGTCAAATGGTAAAGAAAAATGGACATATGATAAAACTGTGGTGTATATGAAAGATGGAAAGATAGATATCATCAGGAATTTATAATAAAAATTAAATAATCATGAAAATAGAAGATATTAAACCACTTGGAAATTTCAAAGAAGTTTTAGAGAAATTTAGAGAAAAAGCTGACTCTATAATAACAAGATGTCACAAAGAAAAAGTTTATAACTCTGCACTTGCAATATTAATAAAGTCAATTTGTGGAGAGTTTTGTGTTATTGATGTATTATCAGATGGAATTAGAAATAATAAAGGGTGGAACATAGAAGAAATGAAAATTGACTTGTTATATACACACTTGATTATAATGTATTTAAATGATGTCGCTCAACTTTATTTAAATGGATTTAAAATGGACTCAAGAGAAAAACAACTACAAGAAATGGTAGATATGGATAATGATATTTTTGGTGAGTTAAAAATAGAACAATGATAAAATCAAGATGCAAAAAATTCATACTGAGAAACTTTGATAAGTTTGAATATGATAGTAAGAATGAACATTTTTTTCTTCATAAGAAAAATGGTTATTATACAGATATAACTATTAATCTATCGACTTGTGGTGATGATGATAGGTTTTACACAGTTTGTTATTGGGGTAATAGAGATTCATGGTTATGGATTTTTAGAGAAGATTTTATATTCACAGAAAACATCATCAGAAAAAGTAAGCACACAGAAATAGACACTCAGATAATAAATATTCTTAAAGCAAAAAAATATTATTATGAAAACATTTGAAAACATTTTATTTATAATTTGGTTCACATTATTATTTACTGTAATTTCAGGATTAATATATTCTTATTCTGTTAAATTATCAGAAAAATCAGATTTTATCAATTCTAAATATAAAGATTGTATTATTGAAAATGGAGAACACTTAAAATCAGGTGAATATAATAACTTAAAAAACAAAGTATTTCAAATGTATTTCAAAGATAGTTATTATACTGATATGACAATTAAACTTAAATCAGATAGCTCATATGTTGTGATATTTTGGGGTAATAGAAAATCAATAATGTGGGATATTAGGAAAGATTACTATTTCACAGTTGAGATACCATATAATAGAAGCATAGGTAAAGATGTATCAAAAGACATAACAATACTTGAAATTTGCAAATTAACTCAATTATATGATAATTAATATATGAAATCAATTGTAAATAAAGATAATGATTTAATTTCAAGATATTTGAAAATTAGGCAAGAACTTATTGAAGAATACAAAAAAACAACGTGTGAAGATGAAGAATTCAGAAAATATTTTTTATCTAAATTTGTTGAAAAAGACGGTAGTGTTGATTCATTGTTATTTGAATATGATAGAAGTATAATTAAATCTAAATTGACGGAGAAATCATACAATCTAATTGATGAGAATTATTTAGAATTAGTTGATAATGACTTCATTGCATATGAACACAGATATGGTCACGTATCTTTTAAAACAAAAGAAGAAAGAACTGAATGGTTAATAAAAAAATCAGATGATGATTATGATGCTTTTAAATTTTTTGATTGTATTGAATTGAAAGAAATAAAAGGCACAATTGAAAATAATTATAATGATTTTATAAATAAAATTGAAAATGGATATGTGATTTTCATAAAGTCAGATAGTTTATTTAGTGATAATTTAATATGCAATTTCATTGAAGAATAATAACACAATATATTTATGAAGCAATTAAGATTTACGACAACAAATCCACATGGTATGTTCTCTTCAAGTGACAGAGAATTATTAATATCTACTGATGATATTAATTTAGGAGTTCTAAGTAATTACTCAGCAAAAGGAAAAGGTGCATACATACATGGTGATGCTGAAGAATTAGCAGAATTTGATATTCCTGTTTTCTTAGATGGTGATTATGAACAACTTGATTTACCTATTGAAGAACAAGACATATTGATGATGTTACCTTCTGGTAATTATCAATGTACTTCTGATTTATCATACAAATCAATGATAATTGAAGATGAGTATTATCTAATTACTCTTAAAAAATAAATAATGAACAAAAAAGTATATTATAAAACAGATTGTAAAAAATTGATACAGTATAATGAAAATACTGATACTTTTTCTATAAGAAATGAAACAAAAAAAGTAGACAAAAGAATATCAATTAATGAATTTCGTCTTCTTAACACTACTATCATAAAATCTCAAGAGTTCTGTAGATTAATGAATATTCATTTCAATAGTATTAAAGATTCTTGGATGTTTGATGGTACAGAATATCAAAGTTTAGATAACTTTGAATATAAGGATTATAATTTATCAGATAATTATAATCTTGGCAAAGAAGTACCATTTCATGAAATTCCAAGTAGGTATAATCCTGATCACAAAAGAAATATGATTCTTGTGTATCATTGGGGTAAAGTTTACTATCATGACATTTCATATAATGGAGAGAAAACAGGTAGTTTGTATGACACAAAAACATTAAATTCTGTTCAATGGTGTAAATTAAAAAATTGTGCACCAATATTCAATAAAACATCTAAAAAAATAATGTAACATGAAAGTAAAATTAGAAAAATTCTACAATGAAATGAAAAATTTTGTGAATAGTGATGATAATGAAGGATATTCAGTGTTTGACTATTTATCAGAAGTAGGCGATATGATGAATAAATACGATTTAACTACTGATGATTTAAAAGAAATTGTTAATTTATATCCTAATGATTCAGATGTCATAAGATTTGTGAAAGGTCAATTAGAATTTGAAATTGAAGAAAAAAAGGAAATAGATAATATTAATATTTTACTAAAAAATAGTGGAGTTTTAGATATTGACAATTTTCATAAAGGTTTAAAAAAATTAGGATATAAAATAAGTTTAATCTAAATAATTAAATGAAGGAATTAATTGAACAATTAAAAAAAAGTTGTGATGACTTAGAATTAATTTCTGAACTTACTTTAAAATATAAGGATATTAAAGTAGTCGGAGAAATGCTTTTCTACAAAAAATTGGAGGAAGGTATTCTTAATAAATTGATGAATGCTAACGTGCATCAATTGGAAATTATGAAGAATTCATATAAATTCAGATATTATAAAGATGAATACACTGATAAACTCATTGACATTGCAATAATAAATGTAACAAGAAAGAATAAATTAAATAAATTAAATTTAATAAATTAATCATGGAAAAACTAAATGTTCTACTTTTTTTAGAAATTATATCACTTATGATATGCATTATATGTCATTTATCATCATTTATTACTAAAATAAAATTTCATTGGAAATTATATCCAACAACAGCAATTATTATATTAATGATTTTTCTATTTTCTATGTATATTGTTCAGCCACTCGCTCAATGGTTGAATGTTGGATAAAAATAAAAAAGTCATTAAAAAAGTCAGAATATTTATTCTGACTTTTTTATTAAACTATTTCATCTTATATATATACAAATATTATGTCAAATTGGAATTATAGAATATTAGCAAGAAGAATAGCATCAGATTCATACTCAGATGTACATTTTGGTGTTTATGAGGTGTATTATAATGATGAAACTAATATACCTGAAGCTTGTACAGAAAATCCAATAACAATATTATCATATGAAGGTGAATGTGAAGATCCAATTGAATCAATACAATGGCAATTAGATGTCATAAAAGAAGCAACTAAAAAACCAGTATTAGATTATGATAACTTTCCAAATGAGTATGTTAAGCATCTAAGAAAAAAAAAATTGAAACAAATTGGAAGTAAACTTACGTAAACTTTTCACTTATGATATAGTAGCAAATCCAGCATTTTATAACTGTACATTTAAAATAATATATGATAGAGAAGCTGAAATAAAAAAACTTAAAAATGATAGAATAGAAAAAATAAATAGATTAAATAATCTATAAATTATTTTTCAGTATTTTCATCAAACTTATTCAAATTGTACATTTTGATCATATAAATTATATGTTTGTCCCATGTTCTGGTTTCTGAATATCCTCCTCTTTTAATATTATGTACCCATATATTATAATCAGTAACATTATTTGTAATTAAAGTATTATAATACTTTCTTTTTGAAATAAATTCACAAAAATGTCTAAATGATGTTGAATCATTTTCATAACGTTTATAATGATTTCCTTGTTTTACTCCAAAGTAATTATGCTTAGTTTTACTTAATTTACTTGTTCCAGATCCACTTTCCCATAGAGAAATTGAAAGAATTACACTAACTGGAATTTTAAACTCATTGCTTAGTGACATAGATAATTTATCGAATTTATCTATAAATTTTGTTTGGACTGTTTGTGAATTAGTATACATACTAAAAGCCAATAGCATTATTATGCCTATTAAAATTTTTCTCATGTCTTTAATTTGTTTTTGATTGATGATTTCAAAAAATAGGATGTTGTATAAATCCAAAGTAATAAAATAGTTAAATCTGCCTATAAGATATGATTCGCAGTAAGGAAATCAGCAGATTAAAAATCATCAATTAATTATAAAATTAGGTGATTCTAATTTGATTTATAATTATTGTATATGTTATTATATAGTAATAAATAGTTACCATAAATTAACTCAGTATGTTATTGTATAGGTACAAATAAATAAATAGTTTATCTTTATTTGTAATTAACTAATAATCAGAATTTTAATATCATAGTTAAAAATCATTAAACAATCACAATAGTCATTTATATAATGAATATAATGAATATAAAGAAGTATCTTTGCATTCATAATCATTATAAATGTAAACACAATGAAATTTAAAGAATTAGACGAAATTTTACAATTAAGACTTAAAAAATCTTGTAGATTAAATGAATCTTTGAATGGCTGGCTACCTTCAAGTGAAGATTATGTTTATATGAAAGATGATGAGGTTGTAGAAATATTCTCAAATAATTTAGAAATAGAATTTAAAGATAATAATATCACATCTGTGAATAAGTATTAATCTTATTTTTTCTATATTTGACTTTGGATAAATATTTATCGTCGTTTGATATTATTTCATAAGGAATATTATTTTTTTTTAGTAATTCAATTTCATTTGATCTATCTCTATTACTATAAATAATATATACTTTTTTTATATATTTTATTGAAACTTCATTTGATACTATAATTTCTTCTGATATATTAAAATCATATGCATCTTTATTTGTTTTAATATCCCAATATTCTTTTCCAAATTCTTTTAATCTAAGTTCTTGTGCAATTGATAATCCTTTAGTTTTATTTTTTGGTAATTTTAGGTAATAATCCAAATTTTCAACAATAGGAATAATCTTATATTTATCACTTAGTTTCTGAGTATCAAATTCAATAACGCAATTACCATAACCTACTGCAGTTGAAAAATTTCTAGTCACTGATATTCCAATTCCATCTTTTATTCCTAAATTTCTTCTCATATCAGAACTCCATTGGTTACCCCATTCGCTTTTTAGTAATTTTATTTTGCCGTCAAGTAAAATATTTTTTAATTCATTAACTCCCTTATAAAGATTATAATTTTTTGACTCTAATATAAATTCTTCAAATAATATTTTCATAAAGTTATATATTATTTTTTTATATCAAATTTAATTAGTATCTTTGTACATAATTAAAAACATAAACAAAATGCTAAAAGAAATTTTTAAGTTCAGTGAAGACAGTTTTAAAAATGACATAGTTTATGAAAATAAACTTATTAAGAAGTTAAAATATAGTTTTGATTATTTACTAAAGTATTTACCTATCAACACTGTTGATGATAAATTCTCTTTTGATGATATAAAAATTAGGGAGGGTAAAAATTATGATTGGTTTTTCTTAGTTAAAGATGATATTCAATTATTGGTAAGACAATATGGTGGTCATTTCACATTTATTTGTATTAATAAAGATAAAGAGATTTCATATCATAGTAGAATGTCTGTTTTTACAATCAATGATGATCGTAAAAAAATGGATGACAAAACAAGTGACGAGCATTGTGATAATAATTATTTAACAATGGAGGAAATTTTTCCTTCACTATTAGAAATAATTAAAAAAGATAACGTACATACAATTTGGAATCCTCTTTCATTGGTTAGACCTGAATATACAGAAGTTAAAATAGCTCAAATAGGAGAAAATACTCACAGCTTAGATTTATTACTTTTTGCATGTGATGAAGTCTTTCGTATGAATTGCGAATTATTTTCTGAAAACGAAATGGCTAATAAAATAGCTGAATTTAATGTTGGTGATATGTTAGGTGATGCATATAAGATAACAGAAGTAAAAAAAGATATTGATGAAGAGTATTTTTATAGTACTGGCTTATCATTCATTAATACAAATTTTCCTGGTAGTAAGGCAGAATGGTCTGATATCTATTCATTGACAAGATATTATTTGGAGTATATTTTTCCTGAAAATAAATAAATTTAAAATATATAGAAATAAAATTATTATATGAAAAAAATAAAAACATTTGACGAACATAATTCTACAGTTCAATCAAAAGTACCTTTTACTAAGCAAACAATGAAATTAGACATTGATTGGAGAGCAGCAAAGGATTTTGATTTACACTACTATTATAAATGGGTGTGTGATCATCGTATTAAAAATGATGAAAATGGCTGTAATTTACCAAATGGCGCTGATTCTTGGGTAGCTGACACATCTAAATTGGACTATATGAGTAAACAGAAAAAAGATTGGTTGTATGAGTATGCATTATCAAAAGGTGGTAGCCCAAAACCAGCATTTACTATTAAAAAAGACACAAAAATTAAAGTTGTCGATGAAAAATACAATTTGATAATTGAAATTTTAGATGGTCCATATGCTGGTGAAAAATTTGAAGCAAAGTTATCTGATTTTAGAACTTGCTTGGTTGGTGAAGCTAAAGATGAAAATTTAGTTGTTTCTAAGTATAAGATATTCTTAAACGGAGAACCATTGAAATCAAAATATTATACTAACATGGGAAGAATCAAGCTTGCTTTACTAAATGCATTTGGGTTTCAAAATAGTAATGATAATGATAATGATAATGAAGATGGTGTGCCATATTACATTTCGGATTCTAGTTCAACAACATTAAGTAAAAATGATTGTAAAAATGTTAAAATCATTAGATATGACAATAATTCAAAAGTTGGAATTCCTGTTGATTTTAATGTTCTGGAATTTTATGTTGAATATTTGGAAAAAAAAGAGTTAAAAAAAGACTCAAAAAAATATAATTTATAAAAATGAAAGTAACCACAGAAGATTGTATTAACTCAATAGTTAAATATCTAATTGAGAAAGAAAATAATTTCACAAATTCAAAAGATTGGAAAAGAATTTCAAAATCAGGAAAAGATGATAATATCATACGCAAATTTCAAAACAAAGTTTCAAATAGAGAAATATATGTAAGATCTAGTGACTCTGAAATTTTTGAAGTTAGTGATAAAGATTTTAGTATGATTACAAATTTTAAAAATTTCACAGGTGGAAATAGTGGTAAAATTAAAACAATTGATAAAATTAAAAGTCAAAAAGAATTTTCTGAATATCTATTAGATGAATATCAATCAGGTAAATGGATAACCACCAAAGTAGACAAAGAAGATAGTGATGCATATGCTAATTTGATTTATCAGGGTGTTGATGAATTTAGGTCTGATTTGGAATCTTGGGGTGGCTGGATGTGTGATGATATTGAAAAATATTTAGACGAACCAAATTTGAAGATTGAAAATCATTATCTAAAAGACTCTGATATTGTAGAAATTGATTCAATATCTTTTGGAGATAAACTTCTGTTGTGGAGTCTACACGAAGATTAATTCTGATAATTAAAAAATCATAAATTTATTTATGATTTTTTGTTTATATAATTATTATTAGTATCTTTGTATTCAATTAAAACATAAACAATATGAAACAGTTAAAAGACACAAAAAAAATTACGCTTGCAACATTAAAAGGATTTGCAAAAAGAAATAGTGAAAATCTATTCGTAAAAAATATTAGTTCATTTGATGGAATGACAGATTGTGTTGAAAGTTGTAATGATAATAGTTGGAAAGAAACTTCTATTATTGACAAAACTAATTATTACAAAACTGGTATCAACGGAGTTTATACAGTAGGTAGTAGTCGTGATTATTTCACGTTACATGAAGATTCAATTTATGTTGGTATTGAAGTATATAACTCTTGTGGTAATGCTATTTTAGCTGTAAAAAAATAAATAGTATGATAATACCTGCAAATGAATTAAAGGCTGGAGACTTAGTAAGACCTTTTATAAGTGAAAGAACAATGAAAAGAACAAAAAAAACTATTCTTATTGTTGATGGTCCATTTGAATGTAATGGAGCATTTAAAGATTATTACATCACTTTTAAAACAGATGATCCTGATAATGATAATGAACTTTTCATTCATTCAGATGAAACAGTTGAAGTTATTGAGAAATAAAGAAAAAATAAACTAATGATTATTTTTAAATCAATAATTATAGAAATAAAATATTAAAATATATGAACATATATAAAATAACAAAGTTTAGAGATTTAGAAACAAAATTAGAAACATTATCGACTGAATTTATTTGTTCTAATCTAAACGAAGATGAATTATTAAATATGATTCACGAAAAAACAAAGGATGGCTTATTATTAAAATATTCTAAAGATATGGAATGTTATCTTGATAAAAATGTAGAATGGTATCCTTGTATATCGGACAATAAAAAATTTATGAAACAATATGGAGATAAACAAATCATATTTAATCATGAAAAAAAATATGGCTCACATATTATAATTTCTGAATGTTTAATTAAAAGTAATGTAACCACATTTGATTATACAGATTTAATTAAATATGGAGTTTTGAAAGAGATTTGACAATAAAAATTAAATACTATAAATTATGGAAAGTAAAATTTTAAAATTAGTTGATGAATATGAAGTTGAAATTGAACTCAAATATAAAAAAAAATCAATAGTAGCAATCATTGATAACGGAGATGAAATAAAAGTTATCAAGTTAGGATTTATCAATAATATAATTGAAGAAATTGATAAAGTCTGTAAAGTTATGCTAAAAAATAAAATAAAAAAGGATAAAGAGTTAACTGAAAGACTCAATAAAATAGATAAGACTATATTTCCAGATAATTTATTCGAAAAATAAAAATATGAAAACTAAAAATGCAATTTTATTCTCAAATGTAGACAGAGAAGATTACTGGGTATCTAATGGGCTTGTTTTTAAAGTTGAAAACACAGATACATATATTAATGCTTATAATGAAATAAAAGATAAATTAGAGTCTAAAGAAGTTATTGATTATATAATAGAAGAAGCTTGTTTATTGGATGATTTATTTGAAGGTGATGAAACTTATAAATTTTTGAAGACTGAATATATTCATAGTTTATATTTCACTTTTCAAAATAGTATTGGAGAACAAGTTGAGCATAAAATGTCAGCGGATTTTGTATTTTCACTTTAAAAAATAAAATTATGTCATCAGAAAACAAAAAAAGGAAATTGAAAAATTCTTATTGTGTTAAAAGTTGGTTAAAAAACAAAACAATAAAAATTAAAAGATTAGGATTCTATAATGCATCAAAAAGAAAAGTTGATAAAAGAATAGAAGAATAAAATAATTAAAAATTGAAAATATGAATAGATTTTTTGGTATGATGCCTTCAAGTGAGGTAAAAAAAAGTAAAAGTTTTAAAGTTGGAGCTGGTCAATTAACAGTAACAATTGATGCAGGAGAAAATGGCTGGACAATTTTATTTGCTGATAGCTCATCAGAATATAAAGATGTCGTAGATACCACTGAAAACAATTTCAATTCAGCATTAGATGTTTTGAAAACTCATTTTTGTGATATAAATGAAATAAATGAAATTGAAAAATTTGAATGCTAAATAATTAGTATAAAAAATGATAACAAATTTGAATATTGGAGATAAAATTATTCTAAAAAAACCTTCAAATATATTTGAGGAATTTGGAATACCATCAGATTTGAGTGTTGATGAAACTTATACTATATCTGAGATACATAAAGGATTAATTGATAATGTCATTATACGTGTTGGAATAAAAGAAAAACCATATTCATTATATTATATTGGATTATTTGAAACATCATTGAAATTTGAAAGAAGACAAAAATTAAACAACTTGAAAAAATATGAAAAAAACTAATTTAAAACTGGCAAACGGAGAAAAAGCACTAATTGTTGATAACAATGAAGTGAAAATTTTAAAATCAGAAAACTACAATTTTCTATTTAATAAAAAAACAGGATTCTTTGCCAGATGGGGTAAAACAGAAGAAGATGATGGAGATTTAAATCTTGGATTACCTGAAATTGCAGATATCGAAATTGCTGAAATTTGTGAAGGTGTTCCTGGAATAGGGCCATGTAAATTCTGCTATAAGAGTAATGGTAATCATGGACATAATATGTCATTAGAAACATTCAAAAAAGTTTTCGATAAATTACCATCAAGTATTGGACAAATCGCATTTGGTTGTGGTACATTGAGAAGACATCCTGAAATGTGGGAAATTTTCAAATATGCGAAAGATAATGGTGTCACACCAAATTTGACAATAAATGGTGACGTTGATGATGATGAATTTGATAAAATTTCTGAGATGTGCGGAGCATGTGCAGTTTCTATTTATGATAAAAATCTATCATATGACGCTATTAAAAAACTTACTGATCGTGGAATGAAACAAGTGAATATTCACTATATGATTAGTCAAGAAACATATGAAAAGGCATTTGAAATAATGGATGATATAAAAACTGATCCAAGACTTGAAAAATTAGGAGCATTAGTATTTTTGAGTTTAAAAACAAAAGGTAGAAGCAAAGGCAAATTTCATCAATTGACTCAAGAACAATTTTCTAATCTTACTAATTATGCTCTTACTAATTCTGTTCCTATGGGATTTGATTCTTGCTCAGCACAAAAATTCATGAAAGCAATTAAAGGACATGTAAATGAAGAAAAAATGATTCAATGTGCAGAACCTTGTGAAAGCACACTATATAGCTTATATGTTGATGTCAATGGCAATTTCTTTCCATGTTCATTTTCACCTGATACAGAAGGTTGGGAAAAAGGATTATCTGTAATTGATTGTAATGATTTCATTGAAGATATTTGGCAAAATGAAAAAACAAAAAAATTCCGTGATGGTGTCATAAAATGTAGGAACTGTGCTAAAAGTTGTTCAATTTATGAAATTTAATTTATATAATTTTTTATTAATATTCTAAATTTAGAATATTAATAAAAAATATGATATTGAAACAGTTAAAAATGTAAATATTTCTATCCACCAAACTATATTTGGCTTCATTTTTGGTATTAAATATGTTATAGCAGTCAATAACAATAAGCCTGCAGTTAAATACCATTGATTCATAATGAATGTAATAAATATTTGGGAGAAAAATATACCAACTATAGCTCCAATTGAGTGAACTGTATTTTCCATTTTTAAATCTTTAAAAGCAGGAGCAGCACCAACAAAGCATATACCTGATCCAGCTAAAAACATCAATCCAGATAACGGAACTCCAATCATAATAGCAGGAATTGCATATCCCCACATCGCAATAGTAAAAAGAAATTGTAAATTTCTTGGAAGTTTATAATAACTCAATGAAACTGATGACAATACTCCATATGTTAAAAACATTGATAATACATATGAAATGAAAAAAGTATTCATAATTAAATATAAAATTAAATTATTCATAGTTTATTTTTATTGTATATATTTATTATCAAATTTAATTTTTTAAAAAATGAAAATAAAAATAGAAGATTTATCTTTTAAAGAAGAATTGGAATTAATTGATTCTGCACTTTATAATGCTATTTATATTATGAGATGGACAGAAAACAAAGAAGGATTATATGCAGTACTTCAAGTAGAAGAAGCTGAGAAGATGGTGGAAGATATAGTAAGTGAATTGAATAAAATAGGGTACGAAATAAAAAAAATTGAAAAATAATTTGGTAATTACAAAAATAGTTTGTATCTTTAATAATATTATAAATGACAATATTTACACTAAGTCTTAATAATTTCTTTTTCGATATTGAAGATAATATTTTTTATCATAGATATAATAGTTTTAGAGTAAAGTTTGTGGAATTTCAGACACATAACGAATTTCATTTATATTACGGAGGTTACGATAATTATCTAGGAAGCTTTACTGATGAAGAAATATTTATTAAAAAAATGAAAGATTATAATATTAAGATATTGAGATATAAAAAATTAAAAGAATTAGAACTCACAAAATAATAATCATATGCAAAAAAATATTTTAAATTTAGTAAATAGTTTTTGGAAATTTGATTCTGAACAACAACCATCATCAAGCTGGAATGATAAACAAGACTTATTAAAAGAGATTGAAAAAATTCAATTTGAAGAACTTGCGTCTGTTCGAAATAAATTAAGTCCTATATATAATTTATTAACAATGTTAGAAAGTTCATCTGACGGAGAAAAAATAGTTATCAAAGATTCATTATATTTATTGGTAATATCTGAGATTAAAAAATCAAAAGAAGTTGTTGAATATATCGCTAAAAAAGATTTAGAAAAATGATTGATGAAAATGTTTTATTTTTAACTTTCGATGCATCAGGATTTAATGGTCCTCGTCTTAAATATTATAAAGGAGAAATTTATAAGTTTGTAAAAATAGAATATCCTGGTCTGAAATTTAATAGCACATTTACCTGTGTTGTAAATTATAGTATTGATATTAAATTGATACGTAAATTGAAATTGATGAGTGTAGCAAATCAAATAAAACATAATAGCAAAGAAGATTTAATATTAAGTTTTATTGAAAAATCAAAGACTCTTAATGATAAAAAAGAATTTCATTATCCTAATCCTAATTATTGGTATAACTCAGATGTTGGAAATGATATACTATTTGAAGAAAGAGAAATGTTAAGAGTTGAAAAATTAGAAAGCAACAAAAACAAATCAAAAATGTATAGTCAAAAAATAAAACAATACAACAATAACAGAAACTATCGTAGATAATTTATGAAAGAAGATACATGGAAAGATATTTTTATTAGACAAATTGGTTCTGGTAGATTTTGGAAAAATTTACTAAATAATGATTTTGATAATAGAAAATTTTTAGATAGAAGTGATGCAGTTTATATCTGCAAAAAAGCTCAATCTGACGCTTATGATAATTTAATTATAATCCTAAATAAAGATTATGATATTGATAAAGAGATTATAATTAATATTAAAAAAATACAATTTGAATTGTGGAATACTGATGATTCAGGATTAGGATTAATAAAATTAAAATAGATGAATAAATATTTCACATATACAATAAAAGACAAAAAAGATAAAAATTATCTTTTTATTAAATATCTTATTGTAACTAATATAAAATTTTCAAGTTATCATGAATGCGAATATGGTGAGTATATAACTTTCAGTGTTAATAATAACATTCCAAGAAAATTAAAATTAAAAGTTCTAAATAACATAAAAATTAGTTATGAAGAACAACAAATTTTAGAAATTATTAGTCAGTCTACACCAGGTGTGAGAATGGATGTTATGTGTGGTTCTGATTTTAATCACACTTCTGAAACAGCAAAAAATTTCTCAAATACAAACAACGTAATTTGCAGTTTCAATTTTAATGGTATAATTTGTTTAATTGACAAAAGTACAAATCTCAATAATTTATATAAGTATTATAATGATGCTCATTTGATGGAATGGGCTAAAATTGGTCCTATATGTGATGATGAATATGATGATAAAACTAAAATTGAGTATGAAAAAAAATTAAAAATATCTGAGGAAAAATCTATAAAAAGAAGAATTGAAGAACACAAAAAAGATATTGAAGTTAAAAGAAAGTATAAAGAAAAAATAAAAGGAATTGATATTGAACTATTAAATCAAAAAGATTGGGATGATTGGAAGTTAAAAAATAAAGATTCATACGGAAATTGTGTATTTGAATATGCTGAAGGATGGGCTAAATTAATGCAATCAGAAGCAAAATCAAAAAGTAAAGAAATTGATATTGAATTACTAAAAGAAATTGCAAGTAAAACATCATTTGAAATGGATTTTTTAGGAATATCAGGATCAATGTTTTATGCAGCTCAATCAATTCTTGTACAATGTTGGAAATATGGTAGTTTACTTAAAGAATGGAGTGAAATCAATAAATGAAAATAATAAAAGAAACTTGTTATAAAGGAACTAGAATTTTAGTCGGAGGAGAAAAAAGAGAATTAATAAATTCAATGATTAAAATATTAATTGATGAATATCATTTTCAGGAAATTCAAATACCAATCATTCAATTTCAAGAATTGTTTCAAAATAAGGTAGGAGAAGAAAATAACAATATGATGTACAATTTTAAAGATAGAGGAGATAGAGATTTATGCTTAGCTCCTGAATATACTGCAGTTGTTCAAAAACTATCTAAAACAACATACAAAAATGAAAAAGATGTATTATTATTCTATGTTTGTGAATGCTTTCGTGGAGAAAAACCACAGCATGGAAGATTTCGTCAATTCACTCAATTTGGAGTTGAAATATTAAATCCTACTCATGATTATCTATCAGAAGGAGCAAACTTACAACATTTAGCAATGAAATTATTAACAAAAAATTTCACTGATAATATTGATGATTATGTTATTAACAATGATGTAAAAAGAGGACTTGATTATTACAAAAATGGTAAGGGATTTGAAATAACTTGCGAAAAATTAGGATCATCAAAACAGATTTGTGGAGGAGGAGAATATGATGGAGGAGTTGGATTTGCAATAGGAATTGACAGATTAATATAAACTATAAATAAAATATTGAATATAAATAATTAAATTAAAAATAATATGAAAATAAGAAGTGGATTTGTGAGTAACTCAAGTAGCTCATCTTTTGTAATTTTATTACCTGAGAATTTTCTTGAAATTGTTGATTATGATAAAATTACTGATGGTGATGAAGATTTTCCATTAGACACGTTTAAAGAATTATTGAAAAAACTTATTGATGAAAATGGATTATATAATTATGATATTTATGAGTATATAATATCTAATGACGTGGAAGATTATGATTTACCTGATAGTTTAAATGATGTTATTCGTCCATACATAATTGCAGAGGTTGAAGGTGGTCCAGATGAAGGACAAATTATTATTGCTGATACTAAAAAAATCAATGAAATTTTAAAAAAGAAATAAAATTATGAAAGTAAGAAATGGATTTGTAAGTAATAGTAGCAGTAGTTCTTTTATTGTTACTATTAAAAATGGAGAAAAAATATCAAAAAATATTCTTATGAAGTTATTTGATTTAGACGAAAATTCTATATTATTCAACTTTGCAAATGGATTATCGGATTGGATGATTAACAATCTTAAAGAAATGAGCATTAAAGATATATTTGAAAATTATTGTGATTCAGGTAAGAATTTATCAGATGAAGAAATGATAGATGAAATAATTGAACAAGGATATCCTAATATATCTAGAGAAGATTTGTTAAGAATATTAAGAAAAGAATATCGTTATTATGAAGGTTCAGCATCTGATGATTCTGGAGATGGATTAGAAACTTATTTATGTGAAACAGGAATAAATGTCAACAATGATTTAATTCACATTCAAAGTGGAGGAGATTATTAAAAAAATAAATTAAAAATATGAAAATAAGAAATGGATTTGTAAGTAATTCAAGTAGTTCATCATTTGTAGTAAGAGGAATTAAACTTACAATATATGATTTAGCAAAATGCTTGAATATAAAAAATGAAGAATTTGAAGAAATTGAAGATGATTATGATAAATTTGAATTTTTTTCAAATAAACTTGATGATGAATTTAGAATTGAAGCAGATGGTAATTATTTTGGAGAAAAAGATTACAATACTCTTATTGTAGGTGATTCACTAGGTGGATTAGAAGATGGAGAAGTAACAGAATTTAAAGATCGTACAACAGAAGAAGATGATGCATTACGTCAAAAATTTGAAAAATATGGAATTACAGGAGTAATTAACACATATATTCAAATGGTGAGTAACGACAATTATTAAACCAGTTTAAAATAGAATTAATAATATTATGACAAATAATCAAACTCATAACATATTTTACTTTCTTGGAATTATGATAAATGATAATAAAATTATAAATACATCACCTGATTATTTAATAGAAAAAGCTAATGCATTTTTTAGTAAATTAGGAAAAGATGAATTTATATCTAATATTAAAAATATATATCGTTCTCAAAAACTAGATTACACTACTGAATTTTGGTTATCATATTGTCAAATATGGCATATTGATAAAAACAATTTTGAATTGTTAAATATTATTAATTTTATATTAAATTCAAATATTACTGATACTAAAAATGTGATTCAAAACTTTAAAAAATATATTGGAGATATTAATATCATTCCTGATTTAGATTTGAGTTTTAAATTGCATCCAACATTATTAATACATATAAATAAAAGTATTGATTTTGATAGTAGATATTTAAAGTTATTATCACTAAAATAAAAACAAAAGAAAATAAAAGAATGACAAATAATATAGCGTTAACGTATGATGATATTCAACTTATACCATTTTATAGTGAAGTAGAACATAGAAATAAAATTTCATTAACAACAAAACTATCTACAAATTATGAGTTGATGATACCATTGGTAGCATCACCTATGGATACCGTTTGTGAGCATGAAATGGCGTTTAAAATGTTTCAATTAGGAGGAGTAGGATGTATTCATAGATTCATGACTATTGAAGAACAAGTTGATGAAATCAAAAAATTAAAAAAATTAATTGATTATAGTTTATATAATCCTTTTATTAATGTACAGAATATTCCAATAATGGCATCAGTAGGCTCAAATGGAGATTTTTTAGAAAGGTCTAAATCATTAATAGAATCTGGAGTAAATGTAATTCTTATTGATGTTGCTCATGGACATCACATAAATGTCAAAAAAGCGATTAAAGAAATAAAAGGATTGAATTTAGGAGTGGATATAATTGCAGGTAATATTGCAACTGCAGAAGCCGCAATTGATTTGCAAAATTGGGGAGCTGATGGACTAAGATGTGGTATTGGTGGCGGAAGTCTTTGTACAACTAGAATCAAGACAGGATTTGGTGTTCCAAATGTTACAAGTTTAATAGAAATTTTAAATGTTGCAAAAGTACCAGTTATGGCTGATGGTGGAATTAGAACAAGTGGAGATATATCAAAGGCTCTTGCATTAGGTTCATCTACTATTATGTTAGGCTCACTATTAGCTGGAACAGAAGAATCACCAGGAAAGGTTATAGAGAGTCCTAATGGCTTATATAAACGATATAGAGGCTCTGCATCATTAGAAACAAAAACTGTTCATGGTCAAGCGGAAAGAAATGTGGAAGGAGAGTCAACAACAATTCCATTTAAAGGAGGAGTCAAATTTGTAATTGAAGGATTAATAAACGGTGTTCGTTCTGCATTATCTTATGGAGGTGCAAAAAATTTATCTGAATATCACCCTAAATGGTATCAAGTAACAAATGCTGGAATTGCTGAAGCAAGACCACATTTATTATAAAAATAAAAACATGATAACATGAAAATAAGAAATGGATTTGTTAGTAATTCATCATCAAGTAGTTTTATTGTTGGCATAGCCAAGATTAATGATTACAATGAATTTACACAATACACAAAAGATAATAATATTAAATTAGATTATGATGTTAAAGTATTAACCTTATCTAATATTAAAGAAAGTACTAATTATGATATACATTTTAATAACAATAAAATTTATGTAGATTCATTTCAAACAGATGCAAATTTAGATATTAAAGATTGTAAAGATGAAGATTTATTTTTAGTTGTTAATATATGTAATAATGAAGGTGATTCAGATTTTATGACATCTGATTATGATGATATTGATTATGATATTGATATGTCATTCTTTAATAAAAATGATAAAAACGTTTATAATGCATTTTATAGTAATAAATCGGGATTGGACTTAAATAAATCAGAAGTTTATTTTGGTGCAGGTCGAAATGGATAAAAAATAAAATAAAAATAAAATATGAAAATAAGAAATGGATTTGTTAGCAATTCATCATCAAGTAGTTTTGTTATAATTGGAGTCAAAAGATTAGATTGTACAGAAGAAGAAGTTGAAAATGGATTTGAAAATGGAATAGAAGCACTTGATGTTGAAATGTCTAATTATGGATATATTGTTGGATATATAATTTCAAATGGTGAAGAATTAAATTCTAGTATAACACCAATATCTGTTATAATGGAAAAGTCAAAAATAGTAGCAGAAACATTAAATGTTGATATTAGTGAAGTAGAATTAATAACTGGAACTAGATATTGTTAATATAAATAATATAAAATATGAAAATAAGAAATGGATTTGTAAGTAACTCATCATCTAGTAGCTTTATAATTTCTAACAACAATTTTGAAAGTTTACGTGATCTTGCTACGCATATGATTAAATCGAAATATGATGATTATATGGGTAATACTGGAAGAGATAAACAATATGATAAATATAGAATAAAAGAGCATGATTTATACATTAATGGGCTAAAAAATATAGACAAAAATCAGGCAATAACATTTCAAAGTTGTAACTATGATACTTATATAAAAAAAGTAGCAGATTGCTATTTAGTTTCTACTAGTAATAACGAAGATTGGGATTTATGGCAATTTAGCACTAAATTAACTGATGATGCAAAATCAGAATTACGAATATTATTACAAAAATATAAGGAAGATGATGATGAATGGTGCAGCATAACCAGTCTACTTGATGGTGATAGTGAATTTTATTCTTTTGATAATGATTATTATTCTTTAGATTATCAATTATTAGGAAAAGAAAGTTATGAATCTTGTCCAATATGTGATAAAAAAGGAGATTTTAATTATATGTGGGAAACAAAAAAGCACGGTCTTATATGTCCAGTATGTAATACAGTATATAAAAGAAAAGATAAATTAGATGAAATAACTAAAAATTTATAATATTTTTGATTAAAATATTATAATATCAAATATTTTTTATAATTTTGTAAATAAAAATAAAAATAAAAATATATGTTAGAATTATTAAAATATGCTACTTCAGATTTTTGGACATTTATATTTTGTTTTTTCATAATTTCTGTAATTGGAAGTTTTATAGTGGAAATATTCAACGCAATTTTTAAAAAGTCAGAGATTAGAATAGATTTAACAGATAAAAAAGATAAACCAGATAAAACAGATAAAACAGATAATAAAAAATAGTATGAAAATAAGAACTGGATTTGTAAGCAATTCATCATCAAGTAGTTTTGTAGTTATCTTCCCATTTGAACCGAAATGTATGGAAGATGTAAAAAAAATTCTTTTTAGGGAAGAACAGTTATATTATGGAGATGAAAATTATTCTGTAAATAAAGTTTCAGAAACTATCTGGAATGATATATGTGATCAAACTAAGAATGATATTGATAAGGCAAGTGAAATAATATCGAATGGATATTTGGAAATGGAAAATGATGCTCCTGATTTTGATGATTTTAAATATATTGAAGATAGAAATGAAAGATGGGAAGCATTTGCAGAAGCTAAAGATAAATATTCAAAAAAATTACTTAAAGAATTTTTCAATGTAAGAAAATTAAAACTTCAAGTTATTGATGGTAAAGAGGTAAATGATGGAGTGATGTATTGTTTTAGTTTTTCAGATAATGATGGAGAATATTATAGTGCACTTGAACATGATGGAATATTCAACAAATTAAAAAATATAACTGTCAATTGTCATTGATTAAATAAAAAAGCTTCTAAAAAGAAGCTTTTTTTATTTCCAATTTCTTTTTGCTCTAATAGCAAAATTAATTTCTTGTTCTTGATCAATAATACTCTTTGGAACATCTTTGCCTTCATCTTGATATTTCTTACTTCTTTTTTTAAGTGATGATAATTCACTCTCCAACTCATCAATAGTTTTACCTGCATGTTCACCAGTATGTTTAACTTTAACTTTCTCATCCCATTTTTCATTCATAGATTTATAATCTATAAAATTTTTCATCATTTTCATGTTTATAATATCATTTTCAGTATATATTTATATTGTAATGTTATCAAACTATAAAATATAAATGAAAATATAAGTAAAATATTAAAAAACAATAAAATATTTGGTAAACAATTCAAACCGAAGTACATTTGTATTGAAATTAAAACAACAATCATTTAAATCATCTAAATTAAAAATTATGACTACTAATTCAAGTAAATCAGAAAAAGTTTTCTTTTTGACTAAATCAGAATACAATGGAATTAAAGAAGTTGTAAATCTAAAAAATTTCACCAGAGTTCCAGGTGCAAATAAAGAAGTTGGTGGCTTCTCATTTTATGCAAAGAAAGAAAATGTTCTATAAAAAATCATAAAATATTTTGACAATTTAAAAAAATATAGTAATTTTGTATTGAAAATAAAACAATAATCATTTAAATCATTTAAATTAAACATTATGACAACTAATTCAAGTAAATCAACAAAAGTTTTCTTTTTGACTCAAAATGAGTATAATGTTATTAAAGAGGTAGTAAACCTTAAAAATTTCACCAGAGTTCCAGGAATAAATAAAGAAGTTGGTGGCTTCTCATTTTATGCAAAGAAAGAAAAAGAACTTGCAATGTAATATAAAAAATAATATAGTATAAAAAATAACCTTTTTTTCTTAATTGAAAAGAAAGGTTATTTTTATAAAAATAAGATTATAAACATTTTGTAAATTGATAATTTTTTATTACTTTTATACTCCAAATTAAAAATAATTGAATATGAAATATAAAGTAGATTATTACACAAGCACTGGTACAATGTCAGACAATGATTTCATAGGTATATTTAATACTCCTAAAGAAGCCAGTGATGCAAAAACAGAGTACATAAAAGTGTATATGGGAGAATCAAAAGAAGAATATTGTGAACTAAACGAATGTGATGAAGAAGAATATTATGATGAATTAAAAAATTATGAAAATTCAATAGTCATTGAACCAATATTATAATTTTTATTTATTTAAATAATAAGTTTAGAAACATTTGGTAGATTAAAAACTTTTTATTACTTTTGTACTATCATATTAAAAGTAGAAAAAAATGATAGTTTTTCATTAATATAAAAAAAAGATTGAAAAATGTTTGGTAGAATGAAAACTTTTTATTACTTTTGTACTATCATATTAAAAGAAAATAAAAAATAGAAAAAAATGACTTTTTTTCTATTATATATAACAAAGAATAAACTTTATAGAAAATAAAAACTAATATAAAAAAGCAAAACAAGATGTATCGTAATCTATATATAAATGAGGAAATGTGTAACAACGAAATTATCAATAATATTGATGATACATCCCAATTGACTGAGAAATAAAATTAAGGCTTATGCCTATAATTATAAATCCAGTCAATTAAAAAATGACTGGATTTTTTGTTATGAAAAAAGTTAAAGAAAATAAAATTGATGAATCAGCAGAAGTAGTAAATAAAATTCAAAAAAATTATGATGAACTGAAAAGGAAATCTGATAGAACTGAAAAATTTATAATGTTTGCTGATAAAATCAAAATTGATTATAGTGAAGTTCCTAAAACAGAAAAAGGAATGAATTCAAAAGCAAAAGAGATTGCTAAGAAACTTTATAAG